CGAGTCGGGCACGACCATCTCCATGTCCGGCGACCTGCCGGTGCTGGCCGGTCTGACCATCATGCCGACGCCGAACCTGCCGACGGCGGGCACGGCGATCGTGGTCGATACCAGCGCGCTCGGCGCGATGGGCTACGAGCGCATCCCGTCGCCGGAATACCAGGGCGACCCCGCGAACGGCATCGAGACGATGACCCGCCGCGACCCGATCGCCAACGACTCGTGGCTGGTCCGTGGCCGCCGCCCCGTCGTCCCGTTCGTTCGGGAGCCGGGTGCGGCATGCAAGGTCACCGGCATCGGCACGCTGACCTGATCGGGGCTGAGATGGCTTACCAGGTGCTTTTCAACAAGCTGTCCTTCCAGAAGACGAAGGAAGGCCAGCCCACGGTCCCGGACGGCCCGGAGGTCATCCGGGTGCGGGGCGAGCTGGTTCCGGACTGGGTGCCCACCTTCCAGGTGAGCGCGCTGGCCTCGGCCGGCATGGTCGTGTTCGCGGCTGACCCGGATCCGGTGCTGCGTCCGATCGAGGAGGTACCCGAGCAGGTCCGCACGCCGGATCAGCCGGTCGTGCTGCCGAGCGATCCGAACGGCACGGCCCCGACCCTCGCCGACCTGGTGGTGGTCGAGGACGAGACTCCGCCGGTCACCGACCCGGACGTCCCGGTCACCCCGACCGGCGACAACCCGCCGGCCGAGCCGCTGCCCGCTCTGCCCAAGCAGAGCGACAGCAAGGACGTGTGGGAGGCCTACGCCACCCGCCCGCAGATCGGCATGGCCCTCGGCGAGGCTGAGGCCATGAACAAGACTGACCTCGTCGCCGAGGTCAAGCGGCGCTACGCCGCAGCGACTGCATGACGAAAGCGGGGGCGACGGCCCCCGCTTTTGCATCGCATCGGCGGTTCAGAAGCTCGGATCGATCCACACGACGTTTCCGGGCGCGGTTCCGGTGATGCACATCGAGCCGTATCCGGGGTCTCGCAGGAGATCAACGTTTACGTAGCCGTTGCGTCCCTGGCGAGCTACGGCGGGAACTCCCCCGTAAAAGCATCGGCGGGAAGCGTTGTCGGGAGCCTTGGCCATCGGGTGCTCGTTCGTCGTCATGGCTCTACTGTACCCCCACTAACTCGAACACGCAAGAGGAGGCGGCATGGCGTACGTGCGGCACATGACGCTCACGGCCAGCACCGTGCAGACGTTCACGCTCACCGACAACTCGAGCGGCTTCGAGGTCATGAATCGCAACGGCGCCGGTGAGATCTATATCAGCTACGACGGCACGGCGTCGCCCGTCAACCCGACCGTCGGCGGCAACGACTTCGACGTGGTGCCCGCAGCCGTCGGCGCCACGCTTCAGCTCAATCGGACCGGCGGCCAGCAGCCGATCGTCGTCAAGGTGATCAGCGCGGCGGCCACCGCGGTCAGCTTCCGGAGCCTGGCATGACCAGGCCGATCCGGACCACCCGACCCGAGGTCGCCCGGTCGGCCGGCATCGGCACGTCCGGCGGCGGGGTCGCGGCCACCTCGGCCGACGTGCAGGCCTTCACCGCCAACGGCACGTGGACCAAGCCGACCGGCGCCAAGACGGTGCGGGTCGAGGCGGTCGGCGGCGGCGGCGGCGGCGGATCCGGCCGGCGCGGCGCGGCGGCCACCGTTCGCAGCGGCGGCGGCGGCGGCGCGGGGGGCAGCACGTCCAGCAAGAGCATCCCCGCCTCGGTGCTCGGCGCCACGGTCAGCGTCACGGTCGGCGCGGCCGGGACGCTCGGTGCGGCCGTCACGGCCAACGACACCGACGGCAACGGCGGCGGCAACGGCGGCACCTCGATCTTCGGCACGTTCGTCCGGGCCGCAGGCGGCGGGGGCGGCGGGGGCGGCACGGCGACCGGCGCGGCCGGTGGCACGGCGACCACCCCCGGCGGCGCGGGCGGCGCTGGCGGCATCGCCTCGGCGACCGGCGCGGCCGGTGCGCAGGGCGGCGTGCCCGGCTCCGGCGGCTCCGGTGGTGGCTCCGGCGGCGGCATCAGCGCGGCTGACGCGGTGAGCAACGGCGGTGCGGGCGGCGTCGGCATGGCCGGCACGTCGGCGGCCGGCGGCATCGCGGGCGGCGCGGGCCCCAGCGCGGGCGCCGGTCAGCCGGCCAACTCGGCCCTGCCCGGACAGGGCGGCGGTGGCGGCGCGTCCAGCATCACCGCGGCCGGCGGCACGGCCGCCTCGGGCGGCATCTACGGCGGCGGGGGCGGCGGGGGCGGCGCATCACTGAACGGCTTCAACTCCGGTGCAGGTGGCGTCGGGGGCGCGGGAATCGTGATCGTGACAACCTTCTTCTAGGAGGCGCGCGAATGCCGATCGGGAACTGGTGGACCGTCAACGACTCGCTGATGCGGATCACCGGCGGGCCATACCTCTGGGACGGCTCGGCAGCGTGGTCGCCTCCGAGTGGGGAGCGAGCGATCAACACCGATCCGACCGCGCAGGGCTACGCGTGGCCGGCGACCGCCGACCCGCCGACCTTGAATTCGCTGGCAGCCCGAGTGACCGCGCTCGAGGCGCGGCTCACCGCCGAGGCGCGCGGCGTCAAGGTGGTGCCGAACGTGACCCTGATCCTCGGCGGCACGACCACCGTGCGAGTGACGCTCAAGACGGCGATGCCCAACACCAACTACACGCCGTCGGCCTTCCTGGTGGGCGGCGCGCAGATCGGCAACCTGACCGTGCAGTCAGCGACGGTCATCGATCGACAGAACGTGGACGTCGTACTCAAGGCCGGACTGGCGCTCACCATCTCCGGCGTGTCGGTGCTGGTCTTCGCCGACGCCAACTAGACCCCTGACGGATCGCGCCCCCGTCAGGCCCCGCGAGCGCGGGGGCAGACTCGTCTCCCTGTCCCCGCGCTCCACCATCAGACATCAGGAGGTCCGGCGTGGGCATCGACAAGGCACAAGCGCACGACATGCTCGGCGTCGGGGTCATCGCTCCGATCGCCGACGCCGCGATCGGCACGACGCACTGGCGAGTCGACCGATGGGATGAAGAGCAGACCGAGTGGGTCATGCGCCATGCGGACAGGGAGTTCTGCCGCGGACTCGTGCAGCCGACGCCCGGGGACTTCGCGTACTGGGGAGTTCGGCCGTACGAATCCAGCGAGGTGGTCGGCAACCTGATCACCAACGCCGGGTGGACGCGGCTGATGAACTTGCTCACTGCGCAAGGTGGCACGCAGGCGCTGTCGGCGACCGCGACCCGGATCGGCGTGGGCAACTCGAACACGGCCGAGGCCTACACGGACACGGATCTCGGCGCGTCGGCGGGATCGAGCAACCGATACTTCCAGCCGGTATCCGGCGCTGGCTCGCTCGGTACCCGGACGCTGGCCTTCTCGGCGACGTTCGGTACGGCCGACGGTAACTTCGCCTGGAACGAGTTCGGCATCGACGTGGGCACGCCTACCGTCGCCGGTGGAACCACGGTCAACGCGCTGCTGTTCAACCACAAGGCCAGCATCGCGCAGGGCACCAAGGCCAGCGGCCAGACCTGGACCGCGACCGCGACGCTTACCTTCACCTAGGAGGCACTGTGCCCGCCCTGTCCGGACAGGTGATCAGCACGTTGCGCGATGGCAGCGGCGCGCCGATCATTACGCTCACCTGGTTCTACAACCCCGCGACCGGCGCCCTGCGCAACTCCACCGCCGCATGGACGTCGCCGTCGGGCAAGCAGTACCCGGCCGGCTCATGCCTGATCGTCGACAACGGGACCGGTCGAGCGGTCAAGGTGTCCGCCAGCAACCCGGAGACCGGAACGTCCCGGACGTTCAACATCCCGATCAACGACCGGGTCCTGACCGCCGCACAGCTTGCCGCCGTGCCCGCCCCGAACGGTCCGGTGACCATGTCCGCTGACCTCAGCGGGATCACGTTCGATCTGAGCTGACATGGGCATCGCCGTCGTTCAGCGCAAGAGCAAGGGCGCGAACGCCGGCTCGGTCTCCATCGGCTCGGCGGACGGGTGGGCCACCCCGACGGCCGGCAATCTGCTGGTCATCACGGCCAACTCGGACGCCACGGTCACGCTGAACGCGCCGTCGGGAACTTCGGCGGGGCCGTCCATCATCGACGGCAACGCCGCCTACACCTGGTACAAGTTCGCCAACGGCACCGAGACGACGATCACCGCTTCGCCGTCGGTTTCTGACGACATCGTGCTGACCGTCTGCGAGTACTCCGGGGTCGCCTCGTTCGACACCTCGAACTCGTCGACGAACGTCACGTCGGGAACGTCCACTACGGCCGTATCGGTGACCACCACGGCGGCGGCCGATCTGATCATCTCCGTGGCGGCGATGGCCGGACTGGTCTCGGCGGCGGCGGCGCCCACATCGCCATCGTGGACAGGCGGATTCGTCAACGTCCTCAGCCAGACCTCGCCAGGGCCCGGCTCGGCCACGATGTGCCACACGTTCGTGGGCGAGCTGCTTCCGGCGGGCGCGGCGGGCGCGTACTCCTCGTCGTGCTCGTGGACCAACACGACCACCGTCCGCCAGCAGATCACGCTGGCGTTCAAGGCGTCGGCAGGGTCCACGCCGATCAGCGTGGGCGACGCGGGCGCGGGCGCCGACACGCTGTCCGCCACCGCGGCGGTCGCGCTGGCGGAAACAGCATCGGGCGCCGACGCGCTCAGCGTTCCGGCCCGGACCATCCCGCTGGCCGACTCGGCCGCTGGTGCTGATGCGGCCACTGCCTCGGCGGCGGTCGGCCTGGCGGACGCGGCCGGTGGGATCGAAACGCTGGCGGCTAGCGCCGTCATTCCGCTGGCAGACGCGGGCGGCGCGGCCGACGCGATCGACAACGGTCTGGGCACGGCGAAGAGCGTCGCCGACGCCGGCTCGGCGACCGACACGCTCGGCGTCACGATCGCCACCGGACTGGCCGATGCGGCGGCGGCGACCGACACGCTCGGCGCGAACGTCGTGGCCCCGCTGGCCGACGTGGCGAGCGCGACGCAAAGCCTGACGGTCGCCGCGGTGATGCCTCTCGCCGACGCGGGGTCCGCCGTCGACACGATCGACAACGGGACGGGGACGGCCAAGCCGGTTGCCGACGCCGGCTTGGCCGCGGAAGCCCTGACGGTCGCCGCGGGCGCGTCGCTGGCGGACGCGGGATCCGCTGCCGACGCTCTGACCGTCGCCGGCTCGATCCCGCTGGCGGACGCGGGCGGCGCGGCGCAGTCCATCGCGGCATCCGTCGCGGCACCGCTGACCGACGGTGGCGCCGCGGGGCAGACCCTGACTGTGGCCGTCGTACTGGCCCTGTCGGACGCCGCCGCTGCTGCCGACGCCGCTCTGGGGCAAGACGTCGCCAACGTGGTCCGATCGTTCGGGGACGCAGGCTCGGCAGCGGATGCCCTGACGTTCGTTCCCGGACTGGTCACCGGACGGCCCGGGGTGACCGGGGATCCGGTGGCGGCGGTCGCAACCGGCGACGCGGCGACCGCGGTGGCGAGCGGGGATCCGATCAACGCGAGCGTGACGGGAGTCTACTGATGCCGCAGACGGTGTACGACGTGGGCGACCCGATCACCTCACGGCTCAAGCTGGGCGTGACCCCGGACGTCAGCACGACCCGGACGGTCATGGTCAAGCGGCCGGACGGCACGACCGTCGCCGCAGCGCCAGGCGCGTTCGTCGGCGACGAGGTGACCGTCCAGTTCTACGCGACCGACGACGGGACCGTGAGCGGGACCACCGACGCGTCCGCCGGGGACTGGCTCGTGGTCTGGAAGGTGACCGGCACCGGGGCGTCGGTCACGCCGAAGATCTACAACGTGGCGCCGCTGCCCGGCACGTCCACCCGGCCGGCGTGGTCACCGTTCCTGTCCGACGTCGCCGATCACGTGCCGTTCCTGACGCAGGACGAGTCGACGCCCGGCTCGCAGGTCTGGCTCGGCACCTTCACCGGCTACACCTCGCCGACCGACGAGCAGGCTCAGCGCCACATCGACGCGGCCGTACGCATGGTCGGGGCGGGGCTCGGGACGCTCACCGGCAGCCTGTCGCCGATGGCTCGCACCGTGGCCGCGCTGCGCGCCGCGGCGACGCTGTGCCGCGCGTTCGCGCGCAGCGCCGACGACCGGGCTCGAGCCGACGGTCTGGACCGGCAGTTCGCCCTGGACCTGAAGGCGTTGCAGTCGGCGGCCGACGACGCCGGAACGACACCCGCATCGGTCGGTCCCGTGATGTACGCGCCCACGCCCGTCGCGTGGGGCGACCGCCTCTTGGTCGACGGATCCGATCCGGTGGCCAGTAACCGCGAATTCCTCTGGCCCGAGTAGGAGAGATCATGACCGATTTCGCAGCCGACGCCGGCAACACCACGGCGGGCGGCCTCTTGACCCCCCGGACCGGCACGGGCTCCGGCGACACGGTCCCGGCCGGCGCTCGAGTGGTCGCCGTCGCGGCCGGCGGCCTGACCATCACCCTGACCAACGCGCAGACGCAGGACGGACTCGCGGTGGCCAACAAGACGCACGCCCTGACCACCGGTCAGGTGAAGTCGTTCCGGGTCAACCCGTCGTGGGGCGACGCCAACGGTCGCGTCCCGTTCGCGGTCACCACGGGCACCCCGGGCCAGCTCACCTACTACGTGACTGATTGAGGAGACGATCATGCTGTACGCACTGCACAGGCTTTCGGCACCCGGCACGCTGGTGGCCGGATACCAGCGCGGCGACGAGATCCGCGAGGAGGTCGCCGAGGCCTGGGAACTCGTGCTCGGCGAGGACGTCAGCGAGGAGCGGCCCGACCTCGAGCCGCCCGCCCCGGTCGTGCCCCGGCCGGGCCCGGGCGATAACCGCGTGGCGTGGGAGACGTGGGCCCGCGCCAACGGCATGAGCGAGGAGGATGCCGCGGCGGCCACGCAGGACGACCTCGAATCGTTCGAGCCGGCGGCCAACGACGAGCGCGTGGAGAGCGGCCCAGTCCGCCCGGCTGACTCCGCCAAGAAGGCCGAGTGGGTCACGTACGTCAGCAAGCACCCGCAGGCGACCGCCGAGGATCAGGCGTGGGCCGGCGACGACGCGACCACCAAGGCCGACCTTCAGGCGTGGCAGCCCGGGCCGGCGCGCTCGGGTGACCCGGTGGCCGAGGCAGCGACCGAGCAGGCGAACGGCTGACCATGTCCGCGCCGGTGCGCTTCCAGATGGACCCGCGATGGGAGGTCGGCCTGCTCGCCGTCGGCGCGCCCGCGATGGAACAGGCGGCCGTTGTTGTGGCCGCTGGACAGAAGCGCCGGATGCCGGTGAGCGAGGACGGCAGCTACGGCCGCACGCCCGGCTACGCCCGTGACCGCGTCCAGGTGGAGCGGGGCGGCGACACGATCGGGCCGTTCTGGGACGTAGGCTCCGACGCGACCACGCCCGAGGGGTACAACTACCCCCTCGGCCTGGAACTCGGCACTCCGCCGCACACCATCGAGAGCCACGGCGACTATCCGCTGCGCAACCGCAAGACCGGCCAGATCTTCGGTCGCAGCGTGCAGCACCCCGGCAACCCGCCGTTCCCGTGGTGCCGCGCGGCACTCGGCGACCTGGCCGGCAGGGTGTTCCGGTGACGCTCCCCGATGGCGCGATCGACCTCGGTCACGAGACGTTTTACACGAAAGTCTTCCGCGACGACGAGTGGATCGGCATCCACGAGTGGCACAAGGAGCGCGGCGAATACGAAGCGGGCTTCATCGCGTTCACCGGACGCACCCGGCCGGAATGGTGGTCGCCCACCTCGCCGACGTGGGAAGTCCTGAGCGAAGATCCGCTCACGCTGAGCCCATCGCTTGCCTGCCAGCAGTGCGACCACCACGGCTTCATCCGTGACGGACGATGGGTGCCGGCGTGAGCGCCCGGACGTACGTCGACGCGGTCGGCGCGATGGCAGCCTGGATCAACTCGCGGACGGACACGCTGTGCGGTCCGGGCAACCCGCTCTGGCTCGGCGCGCACATGCGCAAGCTCGGCGGCGGTGAGCCCAAGACGTACGCCTTCATCGAGGAGCAGTACTCCAGCCGGTCGCAGGACTCCGGCGAGAACCCGGACATGATGGCCGCGCTCAGCGCGCAGGTCTACGGCGGGACGCGAGAGGCTGCCACCACGGCGGCGGTCGCGCTGGCCGAGGAGATCAGCACTCAGATGGAAGGGCGGGGGGTCACCGTCGGCGGCGCCGTGCTGATGGTGTCCGACGACATCACCGGACCGTCTTGGGTGCCCGATGGCGACCTACCCCGCCTCATCGTCAACTTCACCGTGCGGATGCGGCCGGCCTAGAACAGGCGCCCCGCCCCGGCGATCAGGTCGTCGGTGATATCGGCGACCACTTCCGCCTCAGCCCGGAACTGACCGATCAACTGGTCCATGGAGGCTACGGCTTCCATGATCTGACCGCACGCCTTCAGTGCCGCGGCCTCGGCCGCTGCGTTCATCGCGTGGCCGCCGGTCACCTCGGCGCAGACGCTGCGCTCGCCGGTGCGCACCGGAAGGCCGCGCATGCGAGCCACCAGCCCGCGCAGGTCGTCTGCCTGGTTCTGAGCGTCGCGGCTCAGCTTGAGCAGAAATTCGGTCGTCTCCACGTCGTCCCCTCTCGTCGGTACGGCTGACTGTACCCCCAACGAGAGATCGAGTGAAGCGGCGACAGGGATGCAGGCGCGTCCACTCGCAGAGCCCTGCCGCTTGACCGGCCCTCTACCGAGCTGAGGTACCTCGCCGCGTTGCGGCTGGGTCGGGATTTGAACCCGCGACTTCCGGTCCGCACCCATTAGACCACCCGACCCGCACGAGCGGGATCGGGCCTTCGGTGTGCCCCCAGAGGGGCCGAACCCTAGGAGTGATCCATGCCCGCAATGACCGTGCCGAAGAGTGCCCTCTCTTTCGGCGCCGGATACCTGCTCGTTGCCGACTCCGGCACGGCCGCGCCGACCAACACGGTCGTCGGCTCGGTCTTCACCGACACTTGGCCCGCGGGCTGGAACCTGTGGGGCGTGACCCGCGAGGGCCACACGCTCAACATTGAGATCGACAGCGAGGCCGTGGAGGCGGCCGAGTACCTGGACCCGCTGCTCAACGTCACGACCGGCCGCACCATCACGGTCGAGTTCGAGATCATGCAGATCCACCTGACCAACTTCAAGCGGGCATTCAACGGCGGCACGAAGACGCCGACCGGCTCGGGTACGACGCTGCTCACCACGTACACCCTGCCGGCGATCGGCGCCGAGGTGCGCCAGCAGATCGGGTGGGAGTCGGTGGACAACACCGAACGCTGGTGGGGGATGCAGTGCTTCCAGACCGGTGGCGTCGGCATCCAGCGGCAGAAGGGCGCCGACAACGCCTCGCTGCCGCTGACCTTCACGCTCGAGCCGGACGCGAGCTCGCAGCCGGTCTACTTCGCGGCGGCGGGTACGACCCGTGGCTGATCTCGCGATGGTGCCGGGCGCGGCTTCCGCGAACTGGCCACCCCTGCCCGATCAGCCGAGCGCTGGTCAGCCGTACCCCGTCGAGCACACCACGCAGTCCGTGCAGGCCGCGGCGGAAGGTGTCGTCGAGGGCGATCACGTCGAGTTCATGGGCGAGAAGTTCCGGCTCGCTGACAAGGTCGGGATCATGCCGATGTTGGCGTTCGCCAACGCCAGCAAAAAGGGCCTCGACTCCGACGACATGGAAGGCCTGGCGGCGATGTACTCGCTGATCAGGTCGGTCATCTGGCGACCGCCGCTGTACGAGAACGGCCAGCGGGTAGTCGACGACGACGGCCACCCGCAGCGCGACGAGCGCGAGTGGGACCGGTTCGCCCGGCTTGCCGACGACGAGCAGGCGGAAGGCGAAGACGTGATGGACTTCGTCTCTGAGGCCATGTCGGTGATCGCAGCCCGCCCCCGCAAGCCGCGAGGGCTCTCCTCGGGCTCCTCGCGGCGAACATCGGAGAAGTCGAGGGACGTCTCATCCTTGCCGGCCACCATCCCGGGGGCGGATGGGCTGACCCCCGTGGCGCACTTGGGCCACTAGACGTCATGCCGGCCCGGGCGGTGCTGAACATGGTCTACGCCATGGCCATCGAGAAGCGTGACGAAAAGGGGCGCAAGGAGTTCGACGACAAACTGTACGGATGGTCCGAGATCAACGATCGGGCCAACCAGGAACTCACAGGCGGAGGTGAGAGCTGATGGTGGCTCTCGCCTCTGCTTTTGTGCGTCTGCGGCCGGACCCCAACAAGCGCGAGTTCGAGAAGACCGGCAAGGAGATGGGCGACGCCGCGGGCAAGGGCGCCGGAAAGGCATTCGGTGACGGGTTCTACCGCGACGCCAACGGCAAGTTGCGGCAGGCCAATGGCCGGTTTGCCACCGACGCGCAGAAGGCCATGCTCGAGGGCGGTCAGCGCTCGGGCCAGGGCTTCGCTGACGGCTTCACCAAGGGCTCGTCGGGCATCGTCGGCGCGATCAAGAGCAACCTCAAGTTGGCGGCCGGCGTCTTCGTCCCGCTCGGACTGGCTGCCGCGGTCGGCGAAATCGGGAAGATCGGCATCGCCTACGAGGACAACCTGAATATCTTCAAGTCCGTCTCGCAGGCCACCGGCGATCAGATGAAGCAGGTCGCCGACCAGGCGCGCAAACTCGGCGCCGATGTCCAGCTTCCCGGCGTCTCGGCGGCCGGCGCGGCGGCGGCGATGACGGAGCTCGCCAAGGCGGGCTTCAGCGTGCAAGAGTCGATGGACGCTGCGCGCGGCACGCTCCAGCTCGCGCGCATCGCCAACATCTCCGAGGCCGAGGCGGCGGAGATCGCGGCGAATGCCGTCAACGCGTTCGGCATCCAGGCCAAGGAGACGGGCTTCGTCGTCGATCAGCTCGCGGCCGCGGCCAACTCGTCGTCGATCGAAGTGACCGAGGCATCGTTCTCGTTCAAGCAGGCGGCGGCGGCCTTCTCCGGTCTGCTCGGCCCGGCGGTCGGCAGCAAGGAAGCGATTACCGAGCTGAACACCGCTATCGCGATCCTCGGCAACAACGGGATCAAGGGGTCCGACGCGGGCACCAGCCTGAAGCAGATGTTGCTCCAGCTCACCGGCCCGTCGGATCAGGCCAAGGGCATCATGCGTGAGCTGGCCGCCGAGGCGTTCGGCGTCAACGTCTCGCTCAAGCAGCAGAACGACATCCTGCACGGCGGCGCCAAGGTCCGCGGCACGGCCATCAACCAGTTGTACAAGATGAATCCGCAACTGGAGCACATGGGCGACATCGCCTACGACGCCAACGGCAAGATGCGCCCCCTGCGCGACATCATCGACCTGGTGGCCAAGGGCACCGCCAACATGACGCAGGAGGAGAAGAACTACGCCATCACGCAGGTCTTCGGCGCCGACGCCACGCGGTCGGTGCTGGCCCTGCTCAAGGGCGGAGTTCCGGTCTACGACAAAATGCGGGCGGCGATCACCAAGAGCGGCGCGGCGGCCGACTTTGCCGCGGCCAAGAATGCGGGGCTCGGCGGCGCGATCGACAACGTCAAGAGCCAGCTCGAGAACGCGGCGATTGCGATCTACAACGTCGTCAAGGGACCTCTGACGCAGGGGCTCAACGGCCTGGCCGCCGCACTGCCCGGGATCTTCGACAAGATCGGCAAGGTCTTCACCTTCGTCCGGGACAACATCGGGACGATCCGGGACTGGGCGCTGGCCATCGGCGCCGTGACGCTGGCGCTGAAAATCAACTCGGCGATGCTGGCCGTGCAGGCGGCCGGCGGGCTGCTCCAGTTCTTCAAGGGCGTCAGCATCATCACCCGGATCACCCGGGCGTGGGCGGCCGCTCAGGTGCTGCTCAACGCGACGCTGATCGCCAACCCGATCGGTGCGGTCATCATCGCGATCACCGCGCTCGTTGCTGGGCTCGTGCTGCTCTACCGGCACAACGAGACGTTCCGGAAGATTGTGCAGGCGGTGTGGGGCGCGATCAAGAAGGCGATATCGGCCACCGTGGATTGGATCGTCGGCACGGCGTGGCCGGCACTCAAGCGGGCGTGGGACGCCATCGCAGCGGCCTCGGTCTGGCTGTGGAAGAACATCATTCAGCCGGTGTGGGAGGGCATCAAGAGCATCATTAGCGTGGCCGTCGCCGTGGTGAAGTTCCAGATCGGCTTGGTCATCGGCATCTTCAAGGCGGTCGCCACCGTCGCGACCTGGCTGTGGCAGAACGTGTTCTCGCCGGTATTCAAGGGCATCGCGAAGATCGTCGAGATCACCTGGCTCGTGATCCAGGTGGTCTTCAAGCTGATCGCCAACATCATCACCAACGTCGTCGGCCGCGCGGTCACCTGGCTGCGCGGGGTGTGGGACGTCGTGTTCGCGCAGATCAGCCGGTCGATTCAGTTCTGGTGGGGTGTGGCCAAGGGCATCTTCAACCTGTTCCGCACCTACGTGCTCGGACCGCTCCAGACCGCGCTCAACACCGTGCGGTCGTTCTTCGCGCGGATCTTCACGGCCATCGCCAACACGGTCACCGGATGGTGGCGTACCTACGTGTCGCCGATCTTCGCGCAGGTGCGCCGCGGGTGGGACGCGCTCGCCAACGGCTTCAGCACGGTCTACAACACGAAGATCCGGCCGCTCTTCCAGCGGTTCGTCGACTTCATCAAGAAGAACGTCGTCGGCGGATTCGGCGAGGGCGTCAGCCTGATCGGGCGCGCGTGGGACAAGGTCAAGGAGGTGGCCAAGAAGCCGGTCAGCTTCGTGGTCAACTCGGTGATCAACCCGTTCATCCGCGGGCTGAACAAGGCGGCCTCGATCGTCGGGGTCAAGGATCGGGTCAGCGAGATCTCGGGCTTCGTCAAGGGCGGCGAGTACGGCAAGGCGTCCGGCGGCAAGATCTCCGGTGCGGGGTCGTTCACCGACAACCGTCAGGCGTGGGTTCCCGGTCAGGGCGCCGTGCAGCTCCAGGGCGGCGAGTTCATCGTCCGCCGCTCGATGACCGCCGCGGCACTGCCGCTGCTGCGCTGGATCAACGCCGGCATGAAGGGCGGCGGCCGGCTGCTCTCGCAGTTCCTCGGCCGCAAGGTGGCGCGCGAGCCGGGCGACGGCAGCGAGGGCTACGCGTTCAAGGACGGCGGCATCGTCGGCTGGGTCAAGGACGTGTGGGGCGCGGTCACCAACCCCGGCGAACTGCTGAAGAAGCCGTTCGAGGCGGCGCTCAAGCGGATCCCCGGCGGCGGCCTGCTGCGCGACATGGTGGCCGGCGCGGGCAAGCGGCTGCTCAACGGCGCAGTCTCGTGGCTCACGAAGATCGGATCCGGGGGCGGCGGCGGCAACGTCGGCAAGGCGATGAACTTCGTCCGGTCCCAGGCCGGCAAGCCGTACATCTGGGCCGACGCCGGCCCGGACGGCTACGACTGCTCCGGCATCGTGTCGGCGGTCTACAACATGATGGCCGGCAAGAACCCGTACTCGCACACCTTCTCCACCGGCAGCCTTCCCGGCCCCTGGTTCCGGCCGGGCAAGACCGGGCCGCTCATGGCCGGATGGTCGCACCCGGGCCAGCGGCCGGCGTCCGCGTCGGTCGGGCACATGGCCGGCCAGATCGGCGCGCTGCCGTTCGAGTCCACTGGATCCGGTGGCGTGCGCGTCGGCGCCCGGGCCCGGCGGATCAGCGACTTCGCCAGCAAGGGCGGGGCGCGGTTCGCGGGCGGCGGACTGTTCGGCGAGAAGATCCAGCTCTTCGACTCCGGCGGGTACTGGCCGTCCGGAACTCTGGGAGCGAATCTGTCCGGCCGCACAGAGTACGTTGATCCGAAAGGCCAGGGAGGCGGCGGGGTGACCATCAACATCCACGAGGGCGCGTTCTCCGGCGCGGTCATCGCCAACAGCAGGCAGGCGGAAGACCTCGTCGTGACCGCCTACAACTCGGCGGTCAGCAAGCGGCGGATCAAGCCATGAGCGCGGTCCGCGGGTGGCAGCTCACGATCGACTGGTCCGGCGGCGGGGGGCTGACCGGGCCGCTCGAGGACGTGACCAACTACGTCAACCGCGAACCGATCACCGTCGCGTGGGGGCGCCCGGTCGACAAGGTAGACCTGGACACCCCCGCGTCTGACGGCTCGTTCGGACTGATCAACCGCACCCGCACGTGGGATCGGTACTTCAGCCCGGAGAACGCGGCGTCGCCGATCTACGGGAAGATCACGCCGGGCAAGACGGCGACCCTGACCAAGACGGTTCGCGGCGCGAGCACGGTCAAGAGCGAGTCGTGGGCCGACGCCGCGGCGGGGGTCGCCGGATGGGCCGCGCAGTTCGGCGGCTCGGTCAGCCGGGTGACCACGCCGACCGAGGACGGGGATGGTGCGCTGCGGTACGTCCCGCCCGGCGCGGTCGCCACGGTCGGCATCATCACCTCGTCGTACGTGAGCATCGCCGATCAGCCGGCGGGGAGCTATATCCTGGCGTTCCGCGTCTACGGCAGCACGGCGTGGGCGGACACGACGGCCGTCATCGACTGGTACGACTCGTCGAGCACCTACCTGTCCAGCGCATCGACCGGCGCGGTGGCGTTGCCCGCAACCACCTGGACGACGATCCAGAGCACGGCGCTCGTGCCGCCCGCCACGGCGACCAAGGCACTGCTGCGACTGCGGCTCGGCTCCACTCCGCCCAACACGCTCCAGATCACCGTCGACAACATGTCGCTGATGAGCACGCCGGCCGACGACGGCAAGACGTACACCCTGTTCTCCGGTGTGCTCGACGACCTGAGCGTGGACAGCCAGTCGGCGGCCCGGACGTTCAGCGGGAAGCTGATCGACTCGTGGAACGGGCCCACCGGCGACTCGCTGTCGACGCAGGTTTACCAAGGCGTGCGCACCGGCGCGGCGATCGACCTCGTGCTGACCGCCGCCGGATGGACCGGTGGGCGGTCGCTCGACCCGGGCGCGACGGTGATCCCGTACTGGTGGGAGGAGGGCACCGAGCCGGCGGCGGCTATCGCCAAGCTGGTCAACTCCGAGGGCTGGCCGGCCATCGCGTACGTCGAGGCGGGGACGTTTGTCTTCCGCGACCGGCATCACCGGATCCGGTCCGCAGCCTCCAACACGTCGCAAGCCACATTCAGCTACATCTTCCCGGCCGGCATCCGGGACACGATCGACTTCAAGGTGGAGAAGGACTCCTTCGAATACGACCATGGGCTGAAGAGCATCTACAACGTGGCCACGTTCTCGGTGGATCAGCGCAGGCCGACAGACATCATCGAGGTGTGGTCGTCGGAAGACCCGATCTCCATGACGGCGTCCGAGACGCGCACCATCTTCGCCGAGCCGAGCGACCCGGTCATCAACGCGATCACCCCGAGCACCGACAACGGGGACATCCAGGTGCTCAGCGGATCGTTCACCGCCACCATCGATCGGACCTCGGGGCACAAGTTCATCGTTGTCATCACGTGCACCGGGACCGGCACGATCAGCCGGCTCGCGCTGCGCGGCAACGCGCTGCCGGTGGCCCGGACCGTCCAGGCCTCGGCCTCCGACCCTGCCTCGATCAGCCGGTACCAGGCGGCGAAGTGGCCGAGCGAGTCGGCGCCGGAATGGGCCAACGTCTACGACGCGCAGGCCATCGCCGACCGGACCGTCTCGATCTACGCCGACAACCGCCCGCGGATCAGCTTCACCGTGCCCGCCTTCAACGACCGGTACTCCAGCAGAATTCTGTCCCTGCGGATCTCCGACCGGATCACCGTCCGCAACGACGTGCTGGGGGTGCTCGGCGACTTCCAGGTGGAACGGCTGGAGCACATCGTGACCCGGTTGCAGGTGCACCGGCTGCGGGTGTCCTGCGTGCGCGCCGACCCCGTGCAGCCGAGCAACGCCATCACGTTCGGGGTGGCCGGCAAGGGCTTCGACCAGGGCGCATTCGTCACGCCGGGCATCGACAACCCGTCGACGATGTTTGTGTTCGACCAGGCGGGCCAGGGCTTCGACCAAGGCGTGTTCGCGACCTAGGAGACGAGATGACGCTTCCCGTACTGCTCGAACAGCCACCCGACACGACCGCGCCGGTCGTCGTCAACTGGAGCCGCTGGATCTCCCGGTGCCCCGGGCCCGGCTGCCGCAACGCGTGGCAGGTGGAGATCGCGACCATCCTGTGGATGTGCCGCGACTGCTGGGCGGTCAACCGGGCGACCTGGCCCGCCGACCCCGGAGCCATCGCGTACGTGCTGGCGCAGCGGCCGGACCCGATCACCCGCAACTGGGAGCCGGGCGAGACGATCACCGATCTATTGATGGAGAACGCTCAGCACGGCATCGTGCCCGACGAGCTCGAGCCGGGTACCGACGACGTGCTGACCGAGGTGGACGGCCGCGTGGTGTCCGGCGTGCTGCTGCCGGCCATCGAACGGGCGCGGGCACTGATCGCCGAGGCGGGCCCGGCCGCGGCGTTGCCACGACCTCCCGAGGAGAACTGATGGCCTGGTCTACCCCGCTGACTGCGGTCAGCAACGCGACCTTGACGGCGGCGCAGTGGAACGCCAGCGTCCGGGACAACATGCTGGAGACGCCGGCCGCCAAGGCGACCGCGGCCGGCTCGATGTTCGCCAGCACGGCCGCGAACTCGATCGCCGAGCGCATCCCGTCGACGGCCACGGTGAGCACCGGCCAGAGCAGCGCGATCACGTCGTACGGCGACCTGGCCACCGCGGGCCCCGCGGTCACCGTGACCACCGGGCCCAAGGCGCTGGTGGCGATCGGCTGCGTGCTGACCACCGACACGACCGGCATCCGGGCGTACATGAGCTACGCCGTCTCCGGGGCGACGACGGTCGCGGCGGCCGACGACGTGGCTGTGGTCAACGACGCATCGGCGGCCAGCAAAATCATCGGCGCCAGCCGGGTAAGCATGCCCACGCTGACCGCCGGATCCAACACGTTCACCTCGAAGTACCGCGTGACCAGCACCAACGGCACGTGGTCGCAGCGCAACATGGTCGTGCTCCCCTTCTAGAAGGAGAACATCGTGGTAGCCAAGTCGGCCGACTTCGTGCCGTACCTGCTCGGCGCTCAGCGCACCGTCGTCCGCGACGGTCTGGGAACCGACATCATGGGTGGCGAGAAGTCGCTCTACAACACGAACCTGTCCACGCTGTCGCTGATCGCGATGGTGATGAAGGTGATCCAAGATCTCAATCCCGCCGTGGCCACCGATGCCGCGTGGCAAGCCAGGCTCAACGCGGCCATCGACATGACCGGCGGGTGGCCCGGCTGGATCCTCGGCCAGGTGCGACCGGAAGACCTGGCGATGTACGGCGCGACCATGTCCGACTCCCTGGAAGTGCTTCAGCAGAAGATCCGGGATTACGACATCGCGCACCCGTGACCCTTCACCTGGTCGACGTCGCCAGCTACCAGGGCGCCCTGCGGGCCGAGGACGTCAAGGCGGCCGGATTCGGCGCGGTAAACCTGAAGATCTCCCACGGGCTCGGCGTGAAGAGCGTGCATCCCAACGTCGCATGGTGGGCGCTCGACGCGCGCCGAATCGGCCTCGGCATCTCGACGTTCCACTACCTGACCGCCGACGCGCCCGGCGAGGATCAGGCCGAGTACGCATACCGGCGGATCGTGTCGCTCGGCCTGCTCGGCGGGACCGCTCACCAGATGGACGTCGAGTCCGACCCGGCACCAACGCTGGCCTCGGTGCGGAGTTACCTGGAGCGGATGACGCAGCTACTCGGCCGGCCGGTCGCGCTCTACACCGGCGACTGGTGGTGGGCGGCCCGCAAGGGCTGGGACGTGCACGACCTCAGCCCGTACCTGTGGGCGCCGCCGAACACCAGCTATCTCGGCACTTACCCCGGCGACGCATCGGAGCACTGGACGGCGGGCTACGGTGGATGGCCGACGCTGGCCGTTATGCAGTACGCCGTCGGTCCGCTGCCGGGTGGCACGATAAAGGTCAGCAAGAGCGCCATCCGCGACGAGACGGTGTGGCGCGATCTCACACTCGGGAGGCCCGGCATGAGCTACGCGCCACAGTCGTTGCTCGACGCCCGGACGTTCTACATCACCACGCTCAAGAAGGCGGGATTCACGATCGCACCGGCGGCCGTGGGCATCGTCGGCGACGACTCGCACGCGAAGTCCGGCACGTCGTACCACCTCGGCAAGGACGCGCTGAAGGAGACGGCGTACTCCATCGTCGAATCCTCGCGCGACCGCAACGGGCTGACCAACGCCGCTGCGGCGCTCGACCTCGGCTGGTTCGAGATCACGGTGGACGGCAAGAGGCACAACCTGCGGACGTTCTCGATCTGGGTCGTCGCGCAGTGCAAGGCCGGGACTGCGGACACGGCGGACATCCGCGAGGTGATCTACTCGCCCGACGGCGATGTGGTCAAGCGGTACGACCGGCTCGGCCACCGCACGACCGGCGACAGCAGCCACACGAGCCACACGCACCTCAGCCGGTTCCGCGACGCAGAGAAGAGCGATTCGCTCACCCGGCTGCTCAAGCGATACTTCACGGAGATCGGCGTATTGGAGGACGACGAGATGGCCATCACCCTGGATCAGATCGGCGACGAGTTCGAGGCTCGGCTCAGGGCGGTGCTCGCGTCGTCCAAGCAGGCGGACGGCACTCCGACATCGCTGATCGGCCGGCTCACCCTCGATCAGGGCATCCCCAACGGGATGAAGGACGGAGCGCCCCGCGACAACGCGTGGGCGGTCATCCGCGACCTGGGGATCGCTCTGCGCACCGTGGGCGCCACCGCGCAGGCCACGCTTCGCAAAGTCACCGACGACGACGCCGAAGCCGATCGCATCATGGCCGAGGTGAACCGGCGATCCGATGAACTGTCGCGCGCCGTGGCCGGCGTACCGCTCGAGGTGCTCAACGCGCTTGGCGATTCCAGCGTCAGCGACGAGCAGGCCGCGCAGGCGCTCGCCGCTCTGTTCGGCGACCGGTGGCCGCGCATCGCGCGGATGGCCGGGTGATCCTCAAGCTCCACCGGAGCGTCGGCTTCCGGGGATCGTTCCTGGTGGCGTTCTCGCTGGTGGACTTCGTGTACGCAACCTGGCTGCTGACCGGGCCGCCGTCGGGCACCTCGCGCTGGTTCGACGCCGTGGTGCCCATCTTCTTCTGGGCCGTGGCGTGGGCCGCGGTCGGGGTCATCTGCCTGTTCTACGCGTTCCGGCGGCCGAGCCTGCCCGGCTTCTACGCAGCGATCAGCATCAAGGTCGTGTGGGGGCTCGGCTGCGTCTTCGGCTGCGTGCTCGGCGACGTACCGCTCAGCTCGATCGGCATCTGGGGCTTTTTCGCGTGGGCGGTGTGGCGGATCGCGGGATGGCCCGAGCCGACCGGGATGGGTAAGGATCAGGATCATGACGCTTGAGACCAAGGATGTCCTGACCCTGATCTCACTCCTGATCGCCGCGGCGAGCATCCTCCTGGTCAGCCGCAACGCGCGCCGGGCGACCGCCGTGCAGGCGCAGAACCTGGACGTCACTCGGATCCGGGACCTGCGGCACGAGGTGGCCGAGACCAAGGCCGAACTCGCCGAGACCCGGCAGGAGTTGCACCGGGTCAAGAATCAGGCGACCGAACTGAGCGTTCAGGTCAACGCCATGAACGAGGCGCTGTCGGACGCCTACCGGCGGCACACCGAGATGCTTATGTACGCGCGCATGCCCGGCGTGACGATCGAAGACTGGCTCCGGCACTTCGATCAGACCCCGCCGGAGATCACCCCGCACGCCGGCCGGACGTGATGGGAAGATAGACCCGTGACTATGTTGACCACACCGCGGCCGGACGCGTTCGACTCGCGGCTCAGCGTCCAGGAGTGCACCGACGACACGTGGCGGGTGCTGGCGCCGCTGATCTGGACCGGCACCGAGGGCGACACGTTCACCGTGCCCGTCGGCTTCGTGACCGACTTCGCCACGGTGCCGCGGTTCCTGATCTGGAAGGTCCGCCCGTACGGCCCGTACACCCGCGCGGCTGTGCTGCACGACTGGTTGCTGGTCGAGCTGGCCGCGTGGGCACGGGAGTACCGCTTCCGCGGGCGGCCGACCGGCTACCTGCCCCGGCCTCCCGCCACGTCTCGCGAGACGGATGGGATCTTCCGGCGAGCGATGGAAGACCTCGGGGTGTCGTGGCTGACGCGGTGGCAGATGTGGGCCGCGGTCCGGCTCGCGTCGTGCTTCAACTCGCGCCGGTCGTACGGCCGGCAGTTCTGGCGGGACGCGCCGGCCGTCTTCGGGATCCTGCTCGCGTCGGCGCCGATCCTGATCCCGGGCGCGCTCGGCGCGCTGATCTCTCTCATACTCGCCTGGCCTTTCACCGGGCGCCGGCCCTGGCGGGGCCGCAAACCACAGGAGGCGTAATGCCCAGCACGGAACAGCCCAACGGGAAGAACCGACTCTTCAACGACTCCAAGCTCGGCCTGCTCGTCACCGGCGGGCTCACCGTCGTGTTCGACGGCGTGCTTGACGGCGTGATCGACGCGCTGACCAACGTGGACACGTCCGGCTGGAGCGGATGGTGGACCACCGTGGCATCCGCTGCGCTGGCGACCGCGCTCGGCGCCGTGACCGCGTTCAAGGCCAAGCGGGAGAAGGCTCGCGCCAACCTCTGACCCACCGCACGCAGGACCGCCCCCGGCTCAGGTCGGGGGCGGCTTCTTTTTCGTCTTTAGCTGGTCGACTTGCGCTCTACGACGCCCGGCCTTTCCGGGTAGACCCACCGCTCCCCCGGGGGGACCAGCGGGCTCGACCATCGCCGTCCTGCGATGGTATCGCAAGCTAGTGCTTGCACCCCTGGCAGTGCACGGCAACGCCGGGGCATGCGCCGGCGTGGTTGAGACGGTTGGCCAGGATGAGCAGCACGATCACGGCGAAGACGAATCCCCCGACGATGGGGCGGGCGTCGACACCCGCCATCGCGTGGCGGACCATCGCGATGGCGGCCAGGATCGCGCCGACGATCAGGGCGCAGGAGGCGACCGCGAACGCCATCGCCTTCAGCATCGCCGACATGATCGGGTGCGACCGATCCCACTTGCGCAGGCGGGTGCGCAGCGGCACCTTCACGTCGGGCATCAGCATGCGAGCCTTGATCGCGTACAGACCCGGGCCGATCTCGCGGACGGGGATCTTCTCCACCTCGGTCAGCAGGCGGCCGCGATGCGCGGCGACACGCAGCACCATCTCCAGGTCATGCTGGGTGCCCACGATGGTCTCCACCCGGGGCACCAGTTCCCTACTCGTCACGTCGTCTCCTCTCGTGCCCGATTCGCATCGGATGCGTCTCATGCTAGGTGACGGGTGCGCCCATGCGAAAGCCCCCCGCCCGGTGAGCGGGGGGCTTTCGTCAGGGGGATCAGGAAAGCCAGTAGGCGATCAGGTAGGCCAACGTGCCCAGCCAGGCCAGGCCGAACACGATCAGCTTCAGCAGCAGGATGTGTGCGGGGGTCGGCATCTCGCGCGGACGGAACGCCACCGCCGTGACGATGACCAGGCCACCGAGAACGAACCAGGCGGCGGAACTGGTGGAGCTGTCGGGAGCGGAGAAGCCTCCCACCGCATCCGTCGCCCGGCTCCACAGCCACCTCACGCCGAGCGCGACCGCCGCAGCCAGACCGACCACCGCGAGCGGTGCGGCCAGGAAGCGCCGAAAGAAGAACCAGCCGGCGTTGTCCTCGCCCATCTTGCGCGCCGCGGCCCGCTCCGCTTCCTGCTTCCACTCGCCCTTGCTGAGCATCGTCTCCTGCCTCTCGTCACGCCCATTACAGCACGGAGGCGGCTCACCTCAGCGGCATCACTCTCCCCGCGCGCCCCTGTGCGTCTCGCAGTTCCGTGATCACGGCGTCCAGGTCACGCACCGCGTCGGACAGATTGCCGACAGCGGACCGGCGGTGGCGCGCCATCGCCCCGGCGTACTGATTGGCCAGGCTGGGCCGCACGCCGGCTGCCACCAGTCCATCGGCCAGACCGTCGGCCGCGACGGTCGGCAAGAACTGCTCGATCTCCTCCTGGATCACCTTCAGTCGCCGGACCCAGGCTGCCGCCCACGCCGTAGCTTCGGCGGTCGTGCGGGTGCTCATCGGCTTTCCAGAACCAGCGACCCCGAATTGCCGCGGCGCGCTTTGTGGTCGGCGGCCGAAACGATGTGGGCCAGGGCGCCGAGCGTTTTCGACGCGCTTGTCAATTCATCGTCCAGCGATCGGAAATACGACCGCAGGGCACTGCCGTATTCGCCGATCTGCCCCTCTGTCATGCCAGCGGTGCGCAGCGCGGCGTCGAACAGGTCGGGGGTGCGGCCGTGGCTGTACATCGCCTCCACCCGACCGATCAGCTTGACGACCTCGGTCTGGACGGCCTGCATCTCTGCGGACAGTTGCGCGAACGTCTTAGCCATGTTGCGGACTCCTTCTCGGTGAGGTTTGCGGACCGCAGGCACGAACCTGCGGTCCGCAGGTTTGCGTGATCAGGCTGCGTCGAACCGGCCCTGACTCGAGCCGGACTTGCGGTTGTGGAAGCTGCCCAGGAAGATCTCGTACGCCCGGGCGATGGCCGCGGCGCTGGCGACCTGCGATGCGGCGGCTTGCGCAAACTGCCGATTGATCTGCCATGCCGCGATCTTCAGATCGGCACCGAACGCCCACGGCGAGCCGGAGACGTTCTTGGCGCGGGGCAGCTCGCGCCGCAGGTCCACGCCGACTTCCACCAGGCGCATCGAGTTGCCTAGGAAGTGGTGCCGGATGTCCGCCTGCCGAGCCTCGAACTCCTTGGAGTTGTGGGGCGTCCAGATGCCCTCGTAACCGTCAACCATGCCCTCTCCTCGGGGTGTCAGATGTATACGGGGTGTGATCAGTGCCGGGTGTCAGATAGGGGGTGTCAGGTGTCAGATAGGGGGGTGTCAGAAGCGATCCCCCCTATACGCCAGACGGCCGGGGCGGGCGTCCGGGTGTCACCTGACAGGTGTCACCGAATGTGCCCATCGGGAACGATTTGGAGCCGGTACGAACCAGGCTCGAAACCGGGCTCCGTGATGGCCGTCAGCACCAGCCCGTTGCCGGCGTCGAGCTTGCCCGTGGCCATGTCGATCAGGGCCTCGGTGAACCAGGGCCGCGACCGGAACGGGTACCGGTCGTGCACCATCCCCGGCTTGAGGATCACGGTCCGCCCGGTCGGGTCAGACGGATCCCGCAGAGTCGCGTCCTGGGACAGCTCGAGCAGCGCGCGCCGGAGCGCCTCGACTGCGGCATTGCGGTCCCGCGGGGCCGGCTTCTCCGACTCCCACGTCAGTTCCTCGTTTGCGGGCAGGGGCGGGAAGACCTTCTTTGCGTGCTCGGGTGTCGCGCCACCCCCCTCGACGTCCGGGTACAGCTCCACCCCCTCGACCTGCGTGGTTTCGCGCATCTCCTTGTCCGTCTCCTCTCGGGTCTCGCGGTCGGTTTGCGCATCCTGCTCCTCCTCGGTCTGCGGAGTTGCGGGACGGGTTTGCGGAGCAACTTGCGGTGCGGCGCCAGTCAGCAGCCGCGCCCGGAGCGCGTCCGTCTCGGCCACCGTCTTCTCCCACCAACCGTCGGTGGAGGCCACCGAGCCGGCGTCCAGTTTCGCCATTCTCGGACCCCACGTCATATTGCGGCGCAGCAATTCCGCGCTCACCGAACCGCCGTCGTCGGTGCGGCCGTAGGAGCGGGCGAAAACGGGGAAGAGGGTAGGGTCGACATTCGGGCCGATGAAATAGAAATAGCCGGGCTTGAACGCGCGCCAGTACTCCGGGTGGGCGCCCGCCTTGATCACGTCGTCGGTCAGGGCGAACTCGGCCGACTCGCTGTCGCCGATCCCGAAGCACAGCCGGGCGCCGATGTTGTAGCGCAGGCCGGTCGGCATCATCGTGTGGTCGGCGCGCTGGAGCGACCACGAGGTGGCCACGCCGAGCGACAGGCCCTTGCTGGCGAGGTAGACGGACTCGCCGCGCCGATCCTCCCGCAGGATGTCGTCGGCCTCGCCGAAGTGGACGAACAGGAACGGCATCGGCTCCATCTGCACACGCCGGCCGTTCTCGTCGGTGCGCCACGGCGGCGAGCTGTAGCACTCCGGCGTCCAGGCATCGACGGCGAACAGGGCGAGCTGGCGCTGGCGGTAACCGAAGATCTTCTTGAGCTGGACCATCGCTTCCCGATAGAGGCCACCCTCGTCCGCCTCGTCGGCGATCACGGCGGCCTCGATGCCGGGGATCACGGTGCGGATGTCCTGCATGCCCTTGGCGCGGTTCAGGTAGAGAAGCACCACGTCACGGCGGGACTCCATCTCGGTGATGGCTTCGTTCTCGGTGGACGTCTTGCCCGAGCGGGTCATGCCCATCCACAGGATCGAGGTAGGCGTGAATCCCGGGCCACCGGCGATGTTGAGCCTGACCGGATCCCCGGTCTTGTACATACCGATCATCAGCGCCTCGGCGATCGAGCCGCCCGGGCAGGACAACGGCGGAAGCTCCGGCGACTCCTTGAGCGGGTCGACGTGCATGACGCGCAGACGCGAGCGGTCCGCGCGGTCGTCGCCGGTGGCGTCCGACATGCCGGTGGGACTGCCGGTCGCCGACTCGAACGCGGGCACCGCGTCCTGGAGCTGATCGACCGTATCGCCTTCGGCGTGCTCGAACTCGATCTCGGTGGCCACCGGGCGGCCCTTGGCGTCGGCGACGTGCCTCACCTCGCGGGCGCGCCAGCCCTTCAGGCCGTGACGCTCCAGGAAGCCGTCCTCCCGGTTCTCGTCGCCGCCCTTGTCGTTGCGGGCTACGTCGAGCCGGTTGATCGCCCACACGACGGCGACCGCCCACGAGCCGACGATGAACAGCGGGCCCCACCAGTAGGTCGGACCGGCGCCGAGGTTGACGGCGAACAGCACGCCGACGGTGGCGATCGAGCCGGCGAGCGCGTACCGCAGGACCGGCTTACGGTGCTCGACCATGTGCCAGCCCAGCACGGACAGACCGATGGTCGCCGCGGTCACGATCGCGACGGCGACGAACGGCGCGGCGGCCGGCGTCCGGCGCTCGACGTCGATCGGTCCCCAGTGCAGGCTGACGCCCATCACCCAGATGTGCAGCAGCCAGGCGACGAGCAGGCCGAGGGCGGGCGAGAGGAACAGGCCGACGAAGCGGGCGAGCTGCGCCCACAGATTGGTCCGGTGGTGCTCGCGCTCTGCCGCGGCCGAACTACCGCGAACCCTGGTCGTCGTTGCCATCGTCGCCCCCCTCCAGGAGTGCACGGATCTCGGATTCCCGGAAGCGCCGGTGCGCGCCGGGGAAGACCTGGATGCCGGCGAGCCGGCCGGCCTTGGCCCACCGGTTCACCGTGGTCGGGTCCACTCGGAACCTCCGAGCCACCTCGGCCGTGGTCATCAGGTGGTCACCGCCCACACTCTCGCCGTCATCCATCGGTTCAACCTCCATTCCCTAGATGACCTAGATTATCGCACGACGCATCGCATGCGTCACGTGCCAACCATGTCCGATCTAGGCGCACGAAAACCCCCACCCGATCGGGTGGGGGTTGCGGGAATCGGAATCAGCGACGGCGGCTCCGGTGACGGGAGGCGGCGCCCGGAACGGCGGGACGGTCGACGATCGGACGATGCGGGCGCTCGGTCGGCGCCACGCGCACCACGAGGCCGTCAACGGCGGTGCAGGTCAGCAGATCGAACGCGTTGCTGTGCTCGTGATCGAAGTGCTTCATGTTCCGTCTCCCTCGCTCGGCGTATCTCTACTGTACCCCCACTACCCACAGGACGCAAGAGAAAGCCCCCGGCCGCGTGGGCCGGGGGCTGGTGGCGCTGGCTTACCGGATGGACGTGGCGCTCTTGCAGTAGGCGATGTACTCGATGCTGGTCATGCGCCGACGGACCGCGCGCATCAGGATCATCCTGTCTACCCAGTGCGCGACGGGAAGTCCGGTCACGTTCTTGACGCTCGGAAGGGCCATTCGCTGCATCGTTTCGGTCATGCTCCTACTGTACCCCCACTACCCCCCAACCGCAAGAGAAGGCCCCCGGTCGCGGTGACCGGGGGCGGGTGGCGCTTCAGAGTTCGTGCTTCGGGACGGGCCAGTGATCGCGATCGTCCTCGGGATCGACGTGAAACCACCCGGAGTACTTGACGCCGCTCAGATCCTCGGCGGTCAGGTAGATGGCCGGCTTGCCGCACTCGCGCATCTGGTACGGCTTACCGAGCTTGGCGGCGCACACTCCCTGACCTGCCATCAGCGCGTGGCCCGGGCGGTGTACGGAAGGCCGAACGTCGCGTACTTGCCGGCCCGGTCGGGCGCGCCGAACGTGGCGTACCCGGTCAGTTCGGCGCGCTCCAGCATGCGGGCGGCGCGGCGGGCGGAACGGCGGGGGCTGGTCTTCGTGGCCATGATCGTCGTCTCTCTCTCGGTCAGTAGGCGTCAATGTAGTGGCGGTTGACGATCTCCCAGAACTCCTCGCCGGAGATCGTGTCGATGGCGACAGTGCCGTAGATGCTTTGGATCTCGGACACGATCGCGGTGATGTCGAAGTAGGCATCCTCGTCGCCGAGCGTTTCGTGGACCTGGTCACGCATGTCGTGGTCGGTGATGAGCTTGGCCATGGGAGTTCCTCTCGGTCAGGCGGAGCGCAGGTAGGTGATCGAACAGTCGTCGTTGATCGCGGAGAGGTACCCGGGCAGCAGGGTGATCGCCATTCCCAACTGGACGTGCGCGGGAGTGATGGAACCGGGCCAGGTGATGACGGTTCGCAACTGCGGCGCCAGCGTGACGGGGTCGGCGGTCAGCGTGGTCTTCACCGTGACCCCCTCAGTCGTCGGCAGGTGCTTGCCGATCAGTCGCCGCGCGTCGGTGGTCGCCCTGGCAACCGTTGTCGGCTTGGCGTTGCCCTTGACGGTGCGCCCCGAGGTGTACATCCCGTTCCCCTTTCTCAGTGACCGATAAAGGCACGGTCGGCGGCGGTCATCGGGCACCCGCGGTCGGCGAACAGGGTCTCAGCCGAGACGATCCGGGCGTCCAGCTCGGCCTGCGTGATCGCACCGGAGGGCAGCGTGAAGCGGGCATCCATGCGCAGGGCCTGAAGAATGGTCCGTCGGTTCCGCAGGGCCTTCATCTTCCGGTTCATCGTGCTCTCCGCTCTCTCGGTATGCTCTTACTGTACCCCCACTTCATTCGGACCGCAAGAGGGGATGCCGAAAATCTCTCGATCTCTGGCTCAGGAGATCCGGGTGGCGGGGTACATCGTGTAGCGGTTGCCCCAGTCCTTCGGGAGGCGCCCGCTGGCCACGGCGGCCATGTCGAACCGGATCATGTCCCGGCCTGCGAACGTCAGGCGTTCCACCTTGTCGTCGGCGATCGTGATCACGGTGGACTTGTCCTCGGCCAGCCCCGAGCCGATCTCGGCGGCAAAGGCGTTGTCGGTGGTCGTGATCCGGATCCGCATCTCGGTGCCTCTCTCTTGGTATGCCCTTACTGTACCCCCACTAAGCCAGGGAGCGCAAGAGGGTCACCGCGTCAGCTTCCGCAGGTGCTTGTGCAGGAACCAGAAGACGTTCCAGCCCACGTACGCGCCGGCCGCCGCGGCGAGGATCGCGGGACCTTGCGTCCAGGGCAGATCGAGCAGCGCGGCGGCGCGGATCGCCAGGGCCACGGACAAGGCCATCGCCGCGATCAGGGCGAAGAACTTCAGGGCGGCCATCCGGCGCTTACGCCGGGCCGCGCGCTCGCGGTACGTCAGCGAGGGGGCCGTCGGTCGGGCTGCTCGCGGGGGCGGCGCGACCGGGCGCGCGGACACCGGGGGGCGGACCGGGCGGACGTCGTTGCGCGAGGGGCGCAGACGGTCGATCCAGAACGCCTCGGCGCGCCGCAGGGCCCGGTCGTTCTCGGCGGGGTCACCGGTGTCGTAGACGGTTTCGAGCAGCCGGTACCCGGCTCGGCCCGGCAGGATGCCGGCCTTCCACGGATCCTTGGCGACGCTGGCCGGCGAGGTGTGGCCGCTCGGGCCGTGCACGCGTTGGTGAAGGGTCTTCTCGGTCATCCCCACGTACCGGTGCTCGCCGTCGCGCTGGCCCGCCTCGATCGTCTCGTACACCCGACCGAAAGCCATTCTGCGCCGTCGCGGCTCGGGGGCGGCCGACCGGTCGCCAGGCGCTCCCGCCCAGGGGTCAACAGGCTCCATGCGCACTGTCGGCTCGTCGGACCCCCAACTGACGTCGCTCATAGCAGCGGCTCCAGCGCGGCGAGAGCGGCGGTCGCGGCGTCGCGCACCTGCCCGATCAGGCGAGCCTGAGCCTCGCGGTCGCCACGCACGCGATCCATGCGCGTGGTGTTCAGGGCCGTCTCGAAGTCGGCGACGGCCTCGTCCGCGCGGATGCGGGCGATCATCGCCTGCGTCTCCGGGTCGTCGCCGTCGAGCAGCTTGGCCCCGTGGTTCTCATTCCCGAGCGGACGCAGGCCATCCAGCCAGAACCGCATCGCGGTCTGCTTCGGGTTGTCCAGCCTGACCACGACCTGCGTGTGCGTGGCGCGCCAGGAGAGGGTGCGGACGATCTCGTCGGGCCGCAGGCGGCTACTGGACGGCAGCAGCACCCACGCTCGCGGGATCCAGTTCGGGACGGTGGACATTGGCCTCTCGCTCTCTCTCGGTATGCTATTACTGTACCCCCACTAAGGAGTGGGCCGCAATCCCGTGGACCCGGATGGCACAAACCCCCGCCGACCTGTGTCGGCGGGGGCTCGGCGGTGTGAGATTCAAATGTCCGCGATGACCTTCCATGTCCGCATGTCGCCGGTCTTGACCAGTGCCCGCTCCGTCTCGGCCTTCTCGATCTCGATCATCTCGGCGGGCACTCCCTTGACGGCGGGGTAGGCGGTGGAGCCGGTGGCGTTCTCAACGGTGAGGATCATCGTGTAGGTCATGCTCTTACTGTACCCCCAGAACACCATGCGCGCAAGGGGAGCGAGAAAATCCCCGCCCCCCTTCAGGGGCGGGGATTCGGCGCCTACTCGGCGGGGGTGATCTCGTAAGTCATGAAGTATTTGTTCGTACTGCGCCCGGCGGCTACGGCCTTCATCGGGTCGGTGGCGGACGTCCAGCCGAGGTGAATCCATCCGGTCTTCGGGCCGGCCCCGCCGTCGATCGACTTGCGATCCTTGGCCCACGTCGCGAACTGCACGGCGCGCTTTCCGGTGTAAGTGACCGTCTGCGTTCCGTCCGGGCTAGTGGCGTTCATCTCGTCCCCCTCGTTGCCGTTACTCATACTGTACCCCCAGTTTTCACCTACCGCAACCCCTAGACGGAAGGATTTACTGGGGGTACAGTAATGGATAGTGGAGAAGGTTTGGCTACGGGACGGTGATTTTCGGGCGCTCGCCGTTGATCTGTACGGAGCGAACCTGCCTGCGGCCTGCTGCCACGAACTCTTCGGCCTTGCGCTGGCGCAGCGCCGGATCGTAGAGGCCTGCCAGTTCCACCCAGGAGTACCCGCGAGGGCGGTCCGGTCCGATCGACTTCGTCATGACAGCGACCGCGTCCGCCTCCAGCTCCGCGCCGCGCAGCAGTCGGCCTAGCCGCTTGTGCACACCCTGCGGTAGGCGGTCGTCGGTGGGCCGGCCCGGGCGAGCGGGATCCTTCGGCTTCGCCTCGGGCGTGGTCGTCGCGGCCGGCGTCGGCCCGATCAGCGCGGTCCGCATCCGGGCCAGTCGGGCGCGGACCTCGGCCAGGTCGGCATCGTCAGCGATCGTCTTGAGCTTGGCGAGCCGCACGTCCCGGTGCAGCAGGTCGTTGATCGGGTCCGCCCCGAACTCGATGCGGAAGGCGAGTCTGGTCATCCTGGCGCGCAGCCGGTCGCGGTCGATCGTCAGCGCGTCACGCTCGCCAGGCTCAAGCAGGCCGATCGCCAGGCCGATCCGGCGCGGGGTCAGTCGCCACGAGGTCTTCGGCTTGAGCCCGGGGTCGTCGTCGGCGGTCAGGTCGGTGTACCAGCCATAGGCCACCAGTAGCGGGATGGCCAGGCGGCCGGGAGCCTGCTGCCAGCCCTCGCCGAGGGCGACCACCAGCGCCATGATGCAGGCACCGATCCACACGGCCTGCACGAACCGGCCGCGGCGGGCGAAGTCCGCGCGGTACTGGTGGGCGCGCAGCATGCGGCCGGCCAGGAAGGCCTCGAACACGACGAAGAGCACCACGGCCACCTGTTCGGGCTGACCGTAGCGGCGCGTCGCGGTGTCCCACATGCCCTGCGCAGACCACGCCATACCGAGCACGGTGGCCGCGCCGGTGGCCCACTTCGCGGCCTTGCCCTTGCCGCGCTTGCGGATCGCCCGGGCCAGCAGGATCAGTACCAGCAGGGCCAGTCCCGCGGCTGCGCCGGTCGCCCACGGCGGCGCCGTGCGCACGATGTCCAGGAGATTGTCAGTGGTCATGGCTATGATCAGGGCTCCTCTCGGACCGCAAGGTCCAGGTGGGGCGGCTCGTCACCGCTCCTCTCGGTAGGAAGGCCCCGGGTCAGCGCCCGGGGCCTTCTGCGTCAGATGGGCGCTCGGACGCCGTCCCAGTAAACGGTGTAGGTGCGTCCCGGCGATCCGATCGGGACGCCCGGATCGGCGCCCGGCAGCTCGCGGAGCGCGGCCACGGCCTCCTTGTCCCAATCCCATACGGGGGCATGCCTGAGGCTGACCTCGGTGTGCGCCCTGTGGTCCGCAGTCACACGCGTAGCGACCTCGGCGCGTTCGATGCGCATAGCAAACTCGTCGTTGACCTTACGGATCAGATGTCGGCGTGCGAAGCGCGTCGACTCGGGGGCCTGATCGACCATCAGAACTCCTCGTCCGGCTCCGTCTTGCCGCTCGAGGTCTGTCCGGCGTGGAAGCCGGTGGCGTCGCGCAGGAAGCTGTAGGGGCGGACGTTCTTGGCGCCGACCGGGTAGAGGAATCCGGCGAACCGCGAGCCGATGTGCACGGCGGTCGGGACGTCATCGGCCCCGAACGTCATTACCATCGTGCCGTGCGGACGAACCCCGCCGAACGCGCCGAGGCGCTGGTGATTGAACTTCGCTTCGGTCTGATGCGACGCCAGCAGGCGGACCACCTTGTCAACCTCGGCGCGCACATCGGGGATCTTCTTGAGCATGTCGCGGTCGCCGGGAAGGCGAAGCTCGCGGTTGCCGCGAGGGCTGTCGACGCGCTCGACGATCAGGTCGCCGACCGCCGTGCACTTCAGGGTGACCGGGAAGCGCCAGAGCTTCGCCGGCAGGTTGAACAGCTTGACGATGTCCTTGGCGTGCGGCAGCCAAATCCACGTCTCCCACGGATCGTCCTCGCCGCCCCAGACGATGTCGTCGTCCCACTGACTGCCCTTGGGGCCGTTCTGCATGTCGCCCTCGGCGCCCTCGCCGGGGGTCCACTCGATGGTCGCGCCGGAGTAGACGTCGTACGTGGTGAAGTGCAGGGACTCGCCGTTCCAGGCGACCTTGACGCCGGCCAGGGCGCCCCTCTCGTCGGAGATCTGCGGGAGCACGTCGGACAGGCAGCCGATCAGCTCGGTGGTGGGCGTGGTGATCATTCGGTATTGCTCCTCTCGTCGCCGTAGAACCAGGACGGCCTACGGGTGGACCGTGCGGCGGACCAGATCTTCAACCGGATGCAGAGCTCATCGGCGGCCGACACCCGGCGGATGGCGGCAGACAGCGCGCTCGCGCCGGACGCATTGCGACCGCGACCTTTCGTCGCAGCGCCGAGCATGTCCCACAGCCGGACCTCGGCAGCGGCCAGGTCGTACTCATGGGCGGCTGCTCGGCGGGCCAGGTGACAGGAGGCGCAGAACCCGCTCGTGAGCTGCCAGGTGACCTCGATGCGCGGATTGGTCTGGCGCATGCGAATCCACTGGGCCAGCATGTCGACACCGCAGATGCCGCACCGGGTCTCGTCGGACACGTCGTCTCCTCTCGGGTGGTGATGCCGGCCGGGCCACCGCAGGGACTCCAAGACTTCCGCCACCGATCAGCCCGTGGCGCTCCCTGCGGTCGTTGATGCGGCTGCCCCGCCCGACCGGTGGAACGGCGAGCTGGTCACTGCCAGGCCACCGCGCGGCTTCGGCTGCTAGTTCTATCCACCCGCGGCTAAACGGCTCGCCGTCCCTGAGGTGGCGAACGATCCGGCCTTGCACCGGAGCGGCCCATCGTGATGGTCGTCGTTCGTCACGCTCGCGCTCGGGGCGGGAATCGAACCCGCCGACGGAAAGGCTCCTGCCCCGCCGTACCGTGACCCTTTCGGGCTTCCGAACACCGCCACCTCTGGTGACCGTCACGGCGCTGTCAGACCGTCTTCGGTGAGTTCCTGCGCGTCGGCTGATCCGGGGGGAAGCTGCCCGTCTATCCATCCCGTCCGGAGACTTCGATCAACCGTTTTGCCTGCGTGTCACTCACAAACCACTCTCGGCGCTCGGGGACTAGTCCCAGTCGATCGTGCGGTAGGTGGGGCGCATGGTGGTCACCTCCTCTACAGCTCGATGCCTGCCTCACGCAGGGTATCGACGTACTCCTGAATCTGTTCGTCCGTCCCGTCGGCCTGCGTGTTCTCCGGGATGCCGTAGCGCTCGGCCCACTTGCGGATCGAGCCGTCGCTGACGATCTCGCCTGAGACGTCGCGGAGCTCGTAGCGGATCTCGTCCCAGCCGCGCCATCCCTCGCCGGGCATCCGGCGGCGGGCCAGGAACTGCGGCAACGACTGGGCTCCCGCAGCCACTTTCGTGCGCGAGAGCAAGATGATTTTGGAGAACAGACGCATTTCACGCGTCTCGTTCGGGCGAGTATGCGCGGTCGGCATCTGCCCTCCTTCCGTTGGTTCGGCTTGTCCTCTTGCAGTCTGCCCGACCGGACCAGCCTTGCGCAAGGCCTTGGGCAAGGGCATACTGTACGTACACCGAGAGAGGGGCTGGTGGGATGATGACCCACGATGAGTACTGGGACATGACCGACGATGAGATCGCCGGAGAGATCGACGCCGAGCACCAGGCGCAGAACCGGCCGGCATACACGGCGCTGCTGCACCGGGCGTTCCCGACCTACACCGATATCGTCTGGATCCACTCGTACCCGCAGATCAAGCGCATCTTTGTCAGCCATCCGGCCGTGGTGATCCCCGGAGGCCGGGACCTGCCCGGATTCGTTCAGGAGATCCCCATCTCTTCTCGGGACATGGGTTCACCGGATCGGCTCCGCGATCGGTTCGAATCCGTCGTGGGCACCTACCTGAGCATGGGCTGGACGAGGAAGGAGCACGAGATCCGATGAGCGACGAAGACGAGGTGCGGCACCTGAGCGCCGAGGAGATCGGCCTGCTCAAGGAGGTCGCCCGGTGGCGGCGCAACCACGACGTGACGTTCTACCTGACCCGACGCGGGCAGGGCCTCGGCGGAGCGCACGGGTTCCTTCAGTGGGACCGTTGGGGCGTCCCGGCGGACGGATGGCCCGGACGGGTGCGCAGCATCGTGACGATCGAGCGGGAGTCGCCCGGGGATATCAGCGAGGCGCGCAACTACCGGTACGGCACCTTCTCCCATCACCGCGTCACGTCGGTGCGGGAGGCGGTGGACCTGCTCGTGGCCTACGGCTACCTCCCGCCGCGATTCTCCTCGGCGTACCGGGCCGGCTGGGAGGCGAGCCTGCTGTGGCATGACCCTGAGGTTGATCCCCGATCGGAGGCCTTCATCAAGGCGTTCCACGATCCGAAGAACGTCAGCTTCCCCGCCGTGGAGCCGACGTGGTGAGGCGGGCTGTGACGCTGGTGATGCTCGCCCTGGGGCTGCGATGCCCTGAGCGCGTATGGCCCGAGTTTTCGGAAGAGCGGTACAGGTGCATGCGCGGGCGGTGGCACGGGGGTACGCACTACGACCCCCACGGCGACGCGTGGGAGCGGAGGCGGCGGTGAAGGTCGGGGATCTGGTCACGCCCACCGGGCGGTTGGTGCTCGGAGCGGAGGGGCTAAAGACGGCGGAGTGGTTGCAGGCGCGGCGGTGGCGCGGGCACACGATCGGGCCGCACTCGCTGAACTACTGCATCGGGTCGTCGGACGTGCCGTCGATCCTCGACCTGGAGCACGTCGACACGGCGGTGCACGTCTACCGGGACAAGATGTACGGCATTGAGCGGGAGCCGACGCCGGCCATGGTGAAGGGCACGGTGTCCGAGCCGTACATCGCCATGGAGTGGTGCCGGCGCAACCGGGCCGTCATCGACGAGATCGGGCTGGTCTCCCGCGACGGTGCACCGTGGCATCAGACCACCATCGACCGGCGGGTGCGCGAGTGCCCGGTCTACGGCGACACGTATGGGGACTGCGGGCTGGAGACGAAGCGGATGGAGGAGGCATCCGCCAAACTGTGGCGTGACGACGAACCTGACCGGATCAAGGCGCAGATCTTGCATCAGCTCTACGTCACCGGCTACCACCACATGCACTACATGGTCGACGTGCCCGGCGACTTCCGGCAGGGGATCATCTACCGCGACCGTGACCAGCGGCTCATGGACTACGTGGTCGGCGAGGTCGACCGGTTCCGGCGCGAGCACCTGATCCCCGGCATCGAACCGGAGTGGAACGTCGAGAAGGCCGACAAGCTGATCGACCTCGACAACGCCACGCACCCGAAACGGACCGGCGTCGCCGAGGTGGATATGGACACCATCGGCGAGGTGATGGAGGCCGCCGACCTGGCCGCACAGATCACCGCGCTCGGCAAGAAGCAGGACGCGGCCAAGGCGCTGCTGCGCAAGGCCGCTGCGGGCGCCGAGGTCGCGACGTTCAGCGGCGAGCGGGCGTACTGGTATCGCAGCGGCAGCCGGCCGAAAGTCAACCTCGAGATGCTCAAGGAGCGCTGGCCGGAGGCCTACGACGCGGTGGTCAGCGAGACCACGTACCCCGTGCTCTACATCGACAAGGCGTTCAAGCCGAGGAAGGAGAAAGAGTGACGGGCAAGAACAGCGTAGAGGGGTTCCTCGACAGCGGCGGAGTCATCAGCGGTGGCCCCACCATCATGAGCCGCGCGACCTATGCGGCGTCGATCGGCTACAGCCCGGACGGCAAGCCGCTGAGCGTGACGGCGCGGTTCACTCAAGGCGAGTGGTGGCGGACACGGGACGGGCGGTGGCTGCGGATCGCGGAGATGAGCGCGGGGCACCGCTACAACACGGCGGCGATGCTGATGCGAGGAGCAGCGCTGCACGCCTTCCGGTACGCGTGGGGATTCGCCGATGAAGTCGACGCGCACGACGGCGGGGAGGTAGCGCACTCCTCGCTGGAGCGGGCACTGGACGAGGTCAACGAGCAGTCCATCAACGACCCCCTAGGATGGCTGCGCGAGACCAGTCTTTACAAGGCGCTCACCGCGGGGCTGACCGTGCAGGGCCACGGGACGCGGCCGTGGCAGGCGGAGGGGAGAGACCCGGTCACCGGCGAGCCGTGCGAGGTGCCGCCGCCGTTCAAGCGGGTGTGCGAGATTCCCGCGTGCGGATGCTCGGGGGAGGAGCACCCGTGACGTGGTGGACCGGCGGGGCGCTCGGGTTCGACCTCGAGACCGATGGCAAGGAACCGCTCGACGCGCGGATCATCACGGCGGCGCACGTGTCGCTGGCGCCGGGGGTGGAGCCGCAGGCGATGGAGCTGATGCTCAAGCCGGAGCGGAACATCCCTGACGAGGCGACCGGCGTCCACGGCATCACGACCGAGCGGGCACGGGAGGAAGGCACTGACCGGGCGCCGGGGGTGGCGCTGATCGCGGCAACCATCGCCGACCTGGCGGGGCCCGAGCGGCCGATCACCGGGCACAACCTCAGCTATGACCTGACCATCCTTGATCGCGAGATGCGGCGGACCGAGGTCGGATTCCTGATCTGCGATCCGGTGACGTTCGGAGACAGCATGGTCGGAGTGGTCATCGGTGGCCAGGAGGTGTCCCGGTTCCCCGTCATCGACACATACGTGCTGGACAAGGCGGTGGACCGGTACCGCAGGGGAAGTCGGAAGCTCGAGGCGGTCGCCGCGCACTACGGCGTGCCGATGGCGGAGGGGTCGGCGCACGGGGCTACGGCCGACGTGTTCGCAGCACTGCGGATCGCCTTCCGGATCAGCCGGCGATCGGCCGCCGCGGCGGACTACATCGAGCAGTTCGGCGGGCCGCCGATGAGCTTCCAGATGCACCCCTTCATGCAGCACTACGCCGGGCGCAAAGACCCGCTCGACCTGGTCCGGTCGTTCGCCGCGGTCAGCGCCATGAGCCTGCCCGAACTGCACGCCGCGCAGGTGCGGTGGGCGCGCGAGCAGGCCGACGGGCTGAGGGACTACTTCCTCTCGCAGGGCAAGAAGGGGGACGCGGCCACCGTGGACGGGTCGTGGCCGGTGCGTACGCTGACCGACGGCGCGGGCCCGGTGGAGGACATCTCTACCGAGCTGGTCTGAGAGGAGACGACATGGGATTGAAGGACAGGGTCGAGGCGGCGGAGCGAACACAACTGCCCGACGGGCCGGATCCGCAGTGGGTACCGCCGACGCCGGAGCAGAACGGCCAGGCGGTCGCCGAGCTGGCAGAGTCGGACATCGAGGCGAACCTGGACGTGCCGGTGCACGTGGCGTGGACGCGAGTGCAGGCCGAGGTTGAGTACGTCAAGAAGGGCACGAGCAAGGGGCTCAACTACGAGTTCCGGGGCATCGATGCCGTGCTCAACGTCGTCGGACCCGCGGTGCGCAAGCACGGCATCTCGGTGATGCCGGCTCGGGTGAGGCCGGAGTACACGGTGGTGACAGCCAAGTCCGGCGCCGTCATGAACTACTGCCGCGCCGTGGTCAGCTACATCATCATGGGGCCGCGTGGCGACATGCTGTCGGCGCCCAACGACGCGGGGACCGTCGTGCCGCTGATGTTTGAGTCGCTGGGGGAGGCCTTCGATACCGGCGACAAGGCGTCCACCAAGGCGCAGTCGGTGGCTCTCCGGGAGTTCTACATCAAGGCACTGGCCATCCCCACCAACCAGCCGGAGCGGGACACCGAAAACGGCCCGCAGCATGAACTCGCCGGGCCGCCGCGGCCTACGCCGGCTCAGTATCACGCCGAGATCATCGATGAACGTACGACGATCCCCCGGCTTCAGCAGATCCGCGACGAGCTGGCCGGCGATCAGAGCTTGGCCAATGCCGTGGTCAAGGGACTGGACGACGAAGAGATCGAGCTGTGGCGGCTGGTGCGCAGGGTCGGCGCCGCGCGGCTCGCCAAGCAGAAGACGACAGAGGGGGGCGGGGCCTGATGCACTCACGCGAAGAGCGCGAGAAGGAATACCGGGATTCAGCGCAGGTACTGAACGAGCTGATCGAGGCGCGGGAAGAGCACGTTCGGGAACTTCCGGACTGCGGCGGGGAGCCGCTGTGCATCGGCCCCGCGCCGATGATCCGCCTCGGCGTGGCATGCTCGCTGGATCAGGGGTTCGCTACCTCGCTGGTCCTGGTAGCTGTCGGCGAGATGTCCCGCCAGCGGGCCGAGATCGAACGGCTGACCGGATCGCTGGAGGCGCAGCGCGGGATGACCAACGACGTCGCCCGGGCGCACGAGAGCGCGATGGATCGGGCAGCCAAGGCCGAGGAGGAGCAGCAGGTGCTCCTCGGGCGGATCGACGACCTGGAGCACCAGGTGGGATCGCTGACCGCCGAGGTCACCCTGTGGGAGGAGTCGGCCGACTACCTCGGCCCGACCGCGCTGGTGGAGCCGACTCAGGCGGACTGAGCTGGGCGCTTGCTAAATGGTGACTGTACCCCCGATAATGGGGGTACAGTTTTTTATTGACTGACGAGGGAGGTTCCGGTGGCCAACACCGACAAGCAGAACGTGCGGTACCCGAAGGAGCGGTGGAAGCTCGGCATCTCCAAGGCCGAGGTCATGCGGGAAGCCGGCTACGACGTCGACATGACCAAGGTGGTCGCGAGGGCGGTAGACCAGTTCGTCGACGAGACGGTCCAGGAGACGGCCGATCGGCTGGGCCTGGAGCGCGCCGACGGACCGGTCCGGCAGTACCGTGCGCCGCGACCCCGGGCGACAGCGTGAGCGAGTACATCGACTTCCTGGCCGGTAAGAGCCAGTACGGCAGCGACGACGGGTTCCCGTTCGCGTGGCAGCCGGACTTCCTGTTCGGCTTCCAGCGCTCGCTGACCGAGTGGGCGTGCCGTCTCGGGCGTGGCGCCCTGTTCGCCGACTGCGGTCTGGGCAAGACGCCGATGCAGTTGACGTGGGCGCAGAACGCGCACCTTGCCACCGGCAAGCCGGTGCTCGTGCTGACGCCGCTGGCGGTGGCATTCCAGACCGAGGACGAGGCGGCGAAGTTCGGGATCGAGGCGGCCACCTCGCGCGACGGAAAGATCGGCGCGCCGATCGTCATCACCAACTATGAGCAGCTCGAGAAGTTCTCGCCGGCCGACTTCGGCGCGGTGGTCTGCGACGAGTCGTCGGCGATCAAGAACTTCGACGGCAAGCGCAAGGCGCTGGTGACCGAGTTCCTGCGCACCGTGCCCTACCGGATGCTGGCCACCGCCACGGCGGCGCCCAACGACTACGTGGAGCTGGGCACCTCGAGCGAGGCACTGGGCTACCTCGGGCACATGGACATGCTCGGGCGGTTCTTCATCAACGCCAACAAAACCGCCGACACGAAGGGTCGATGGAAGGGGCACGGCGCGCCGCGGGTCTGGGAGGGTCAGCAATGGCGCTTCAAGGGTCACGCGGAAGACGCGTTCTGGCGCTGGGTCGTGTCGTGGGCCCGGGCCGTACGGCGGCCGTCCGACCTCGGCTTCCCCGATGACGGGTACGTACTGCCCGAGCTGATCGAGAGGCGGCACAAGATCGAGGTGCAGTCGGTGGCCGAGGGCCGGCTGTTCGACGTGCCGGCTGTCGGGCTGCACGAGGAGCGCGAGGAGATCCGGCGCACCCTGCACGAGCGGTGCGAGAAGGCGGCCGACCTGCTCGCCACCGCGCCATCCGCGGTGGCATGGTGTCACCTGAACGACGAGGGTGACCTGCTCACCAAGCTGATCGACGGCGCAGTGCAGGTGGCCGGCTCGGACTCGCCGGAGGCCAAGGAGGAGAAGCTTCACGCGTTCAGCCGCGGGGAGATCCGGGTGCTGGTGACCAAGCCGAAGCTGGGCGCCTGGGGCCTGAACTGGCAGCACTGCAACCGCATGACCTACTTCCCCTCGCACTCCTACGAGCAGTACTACCAGGCTGTACGCCGCTCGTGGCGGTTCGGCCAGCAGCACCCGGTCACCGTCGACATCGTGACCACGCCCGGCGGCGGGCGGACGTTTGCCAGCCTGCGACGCAAGGCCGAGGCCGCCGACAAGATGTTCGACTCGCTCACCCGACACATGCGCAACGCGCTCGCCGTGCATGCCGTCAGCGACTACCCGAACCCCGTGCAGGTGCCGCCATGGCTTCGGTGAGACTGACGGCTCCGCAAGCGGAGCTGCTGACCGACATCGCCACTCATCCTCAGATGTACGTAGGCACCTACGGCCGATGGGGGAGAACCGCTGAGGCGCTTCGATCACGCGGCCTTGCCAAGCTGGAATGGGTCGAGGGCAACCAGACCGAAGTGACCATCACCGACGACGGACGGGCCGAGGCTCGGCGCCGCGGAATCATCCAGTGACAACCGAGAGGACGACGATGGGCAACGTGCTCGACCAGCAGATCACCGACCGGTGGGCGGTCTACAACGGCGACTCGATGGAGGTCATGCAGAGCTACCCGGACGACAGCATCCACCTGTCGATCTACTCACCGCCGTTCGCCGGCCTCTACCACTACTCGTCCAGCGAGCGGGACCTGAGCAACAACCGGTCGTACGAGGAGTTCTTCGCGCACTACGAGATGCTGACCCGCGAGCTGCACCGGATCACCATGCCGGGCCGTCGGTCGCTGGTGCACTGCATGGACGTGCCGCTGTCCAACTCCGGACGCAACGACGCGCTGCGCGACTTCCCCGGCGACATCATCCGGATGCACGACAAGCTGGGGTTCGCCTACGTCGGGCGCTACCACGTCTGGAAAGAACCGCTGACCGTGCGGAACCGGACCATGACGAAAGGCCTCGCGCACAAGACGATCGTGGAGGATGCCAGCAACTGCTCGGTGGCGTCGGCCGATTACCTGCTGGCGTTCCGCAAGCGCGGCGACAACCCGGTGCCGATCGCCAACCCGATCGGGCTGACCGAGTACGCAGGCGAGCGCGAGATGCCGGCCGAGCTGCTGCCCTACCGCGGGTGGACCGGCAAGCAGACTGAGAACCGGTTCTCGCACTGGGTGTGGCGGCAGTACGCGTCGGCCTTCTGGGACGACGTGCGGCTGGACAACGTGCTGCCGTTCCGGGAGAGCCGGGAGGACGACGACGAGAAGCACGTCCACCCGCTTCAGCTCGACGTGATTCACCGCGGCGTGCAGCTCTGGAGCAACCCCGGCGAGACGGTGTTCACGCCGTTCATGGGCGTCGGCAGCGAGGTGTACGAGGCCGTCCGGTGCGGCCGGCGCGGCATCGGCGCCGAGCTCAAGACCAGCTACTACAAGCAGACCCTGCGCAACCTCGCCGCGGTGGACGTCAAGGCGGCCGAGGAGCCCGAGACCCTGTTCGACGTGGAGTCGTGATGCGCTACTACTTCGCGGGCGCGTACACGCGACGGGCCGAGCTCAAGGCGAACGCCGACCGGATGCACGCCGCGCAGATCGGCGCGGTCGTGGTTTCGCGCTGGCTGGAGCCGGATCTTACCGCCGTGGACGCGGGATTCAGTGCCGAGAACCTGGGGAGCCCCGCCATGGTCGCCCGGGCGTGGAGGTACGCGCAGAAAGACCTGGAAGACCTGAGCATGTGCCACGCCATCGTCTCGTTCACCGGCGAGGGCGGGCGCGGTGGGCGGCACGTTGAGCACGGTGTCGCGATCACCGTGCACGACGAATATCCATGGCTCGGTGAGTCCACCGACGCGCCGATGCGGCTCATCCTCGTCGGCCCGCGCGAGCACGTGTTTCACTGCCACCCGGCGACCGAGGTCTACCCGGACTTCGACGCCTTCCTGGCGCACGAGATCAACCGAGAGGGGACGAGCAAGTGATCGAGGGAACCATCACGGCGAAGCCGCAGGTATTCGCGGCGGCCGTCAAGTGGGCGGCCAAGTTCCTGGACGCCAAGCCGACCGTCCCGATCCAGGGTGGCCTGCTGATCGACGTCGGCGACGGGTCGATGGCCATCACCGCGTACAACGAGACGGTGACCGCCCGGGCGATCGTGCCGGTCGACGGCGACGGATCCGGCCGGACCGTCGTGTCCGGCCGGCTGCTGGACGCGCTCGTGGGCACGTTCCCGGCTAAGCCGGTGGAGCTGCGCCAGGACGACAAGGACGGGATGATCCTGACCGCAAGCCGGTTCACGTACACCCTGCCGACGTTTGACGCGGACGACTTCCCGCCGCTGCCGGACAAGCTGCCGATCCTCGGCCGGGCACCTGGCGACCGGCTCGCCTCGGCGATCCACCGGGCCGGCGCGGCGCGGTCGGTGGACCCGAAGCAGCCGCTTGCCCTGCACCTGATGCACCTCACGTTCGGCGAGAATGAGGTGACCGCGATGGCGACCAACTCGTTCCGTGCTGCGCGGGACATCGCACCGTTCGATCATGACCACGCCGGCCTCGACTCCGTCGAGGCGACCGCGCTGGTGATGGCGCAGACGATGGTGGACGTGGCCGAGGCGTTCACCGGGCCTGACGAGGTGGAGATCGGGCTGGACGGCGGCTCGATCTCGCTGGCGTCGCCGACGCGGGCGATCACGCTGCGGCAGGTGGCCGACCCGTACCCGATGCTCGAGGCGGTCCGGGGATTCTTCCGGCACCAGCACCCGGAGCACGTGGTCGTCAAGGTCGGTGACCTGGCCGGACCACTCAAGCGCGCGGGGATCGTGCGGGACAAGGAGGGGCCGGTGCGGATCGCCTTCTCCGAGGATCTGATCACCATTAACGCCAAGGCCGAGACACTGAAGCAGGATGGGGCCGAGGAGGTGGACGCCCAGTACTCCGGGCCGGAGGTCACGCTGGCGTTCAACCCGCGGTTCTTCGCCGACGCGCTTGCCTCGGCGCCGGGCGACGAGGTGGACATCGCGATGCGCACCGACGTCGTCACCGGCGTCGTGGTCACCGTGCCTGGCAACGAGTCGTGGCGGCACGTGCTCATGCCGTTGAAGGGCTGACGATGACGAGCGAGCGCAAGACGCTGCGGCAGATGACCGAGGAGATCCGCGTGGTCAACGTCGAGAAGGGCTGGCGGCCGGCCGGCGGCGGTCCCGGATCCAACACGCTCGGCGACTACATCGCCCTGCTGCACAGCGAGGTGAGCGAGGCGCTGGAGGCGTACCGGGATCACCGGCTGGAGGATGCGACCCCCGTCGGCACGTGCGCATTCGGCGAGTGCGACAACCATCCGGCGAAGCCCGAGGGTGTCGGATCGGAGCTGGCGGACGTGCTGATCCGACTGCTGGACATGGCCGACGTGTTCGGGGTCCGCGTCAGCGGATACGAGTACCTGAGCGATATCCGCGAGCATCGGCCGGACCCGCGGATCATGGTGACCACGTTCGGCGACTGGATGGCCTGGTTGCACTACGAGATCGGCGGGGCACTGATGTCGGCCGACCGGCTCGCCGTCGTGCTCCGGACGCTGGTCACGGTGGCTAGGCGATACGGCATCGACCTGGACGTCGAGTACGCGCGGAAGATCGCGTACAACCGGACGCGGGCGTTCCAGCACGGCGGGCGGACGCTGGCCGAGGCGGAGCCGGCCGATCCTGGCCTGGCTCCGAGCGACACGAGCGGGACCATGCGGTACAACACGCTGTGGATGACGCTGCCGGACGACCCGCGGGGCTGGTGGACCAGCGAGGAAGTGGACGTGTTCATCGAGCAGTGGTTCCGGCAGGACATGCCGACGCTGACGCTGCACGATGCCACCGGGGAGCGGCTGACGCTGTGGTGCACCGACGTGCGATACGCCGCGGCGCTGGTGGACATGGCCAATGCGAGCGCCATCGACAACGACGGGTTCGAGATCTGCAAGGGTGAGTACTCGGTCAGCATCGTGCAGGCCGACGAGAAGTAGGGAGACGAAATGGCAACGCGCAAGGCAACCGAGGATGTCCTGGCCCGGACCGAGGCGGAGAGGGCCGTCGGTGACGAACTGGAAGCGCTCGGGCTGATCGACAGCGCCCTGCACGAGCCGACCGAGGCCGGCCGGAAGCTGCTCGATCAGATCGGCATGTACGTGCAGTTCGAGACCGGCGACAGCAAGGACCCGGACAAGAACATCGTGCCGATGCGGCGCATCGTGATCACCGGGCCGTGGCGGGTCGACCCGCAGGCACAGAAGTAGCGTTCTTGCGGGGCGGCTCCGGCCGCCCCGCGCACCGAGAGGAGACGACGATGACGGTCCGGACGATCGCCCCTACCAATCCGCAGTGCCGCGGGGAACTGCACAGCGCCACCGAGTACGCCTGGACCCGCAGGTGCCGGTGCAAGGGGGCGCTGTCCGCGCACGAACAGGCCAAGGCCCGGCGGCGGGAAGCCCGGCGCAAGGTCGTGGCCCACTTCGAATCCACCGGTGAGTGCACTGCCAGCTCCCACGACTCGCGCCGGGCGTACACCGACCTCGGGTGCCGCTGCCCGCTGGCCGTCAAGCTCAACGACGCATGGGTGGCGCGCAAGCCGAAGAAGACCACCCGGCTGGAACTCTTCGTCGACGGTCGCCGTCTGGTGGTCGGCCGCATCAGCCTGATGATGCTGATGCACGGCTACCCCGACAACCCGACACCGGGTGAGCGGATCGTGGCCAGCCTCAAACTGTCGCAGCGGATCGTGTCCGACGGGCCGCGCACCTGGCGCCACCTGACCCGGGCAGAGGTCGGCGAGCGGATCGGCGTCAACGACCGGACCATCTACCGGTACAAGCGCACCGTGGACAAGCTGCGGGCCGAGCGGCACCTACGCCGGCTCGCCGACGTGCAGCGCAAGGCGGAGCGGGTCCAGCGGGCGATCGAGCGCGGGCGCTAGTCCGGGCGGACCGCGCTGCATAGGCTGCACAGACGGCGAAACCCCGCCGGGGCAGGCGGGGTCTCTGGTCACCGGAGTATCACAAGGAGTTGTCGTGACAGATTCTAACGGAACCCCCGCTCACGCATGCTGCTGGCTGGCCGCGCTGATCGACACGGATGCGTACCCGCGCAGCGCAGGGGTCACCTTGAACGCCGTCGAGGCGATGCGCACGCAGGAGACGTTCAGTCGGGCGCAGCTCGCCTACGTCGCGGCACTAGCGTTCGCGGCCGGAGCGGCGGCGCGCACGGCCGGTGACGCTGCCGAGCTCGAGTCGGCGCGCGAGGCGCACTTCGTGCCGCGCGAGACCCGGGACGCCCGAATCGCGCGGCGCATGGCAGAGATGGCCGAGGCGCACGAGATCGCGCACCTGCGGCGGTACGGCCGCCCGCCCGAGCAATGGGACGGGCCGCGACCGCCGTGGACCGCGGCCGGCGCGGCGATGGCTCGCTACGGATGGGAGGCGACACGACCGGATCCGGTCGTACCGCGCGGTCGCCTGTACGTGCGCACTGATGGCTCATGGGACGAGGAAAGGATGGCCCGATCGTGACGCCGTCCGACGCCGAGGTGCCTGACGATCTGTGGGCGGGCGACCTGGACGCGGACGGGTACCCGATAGACCCGGACGAGGTGTACAGCGACAACACGGCGCCGCACATCGCGCCCGCCGAAGTGGCCGGCGCGACGCCGGAGGAGACGATCGCGGCACGGTACCGGCTGCCTGAGGAGTTCTGGGGCGCGCGGGAGATGTTCAAGGCCGTCCGGCAGGCGGCGTGGGCCAGCCAGACGCACCCGGACGCGGTGCTCGCCTGCGTGCTGGCCCGAGCCGCGGGCGCCGCCGGCCATGAGGTGCTGTTCGACTCGGGCAAGGGCGCACCGGGCACGCTGAGCCTGTTCGCGTGCCTGCTCGCACCGTCGGGCATCGGCAAGAGCGAGGCGTACGGGGCGGCCAGCACGCTGGTCCGGCTGCCGTCGCACCTGACCGACGACTCGGGCTACGCCGACCAAGAGATCTTCCGCGACGGCCTGGGGATCGGTACCGGCGAGGGCCTGGCCGAGGCGTACATGGGCATGGTGGAGCGCGAGACCGGCAAGATGGTCATGAAGGGGCGGGGTCGCAACGCGCAGCCCGAGCCGGAGATGAAGACGGTCCGCGCGGTCGTACGGCACCGGGCGTTCTTCTTCGTCGACGAGGGCGAGACCCTGACCAAGATGATGCGCGAGCGCCAGGGCTCCACCATCGGCCCGACGCTGCGCACCGCATGGTCAGGAGGCACGCTCGGGCAGGCCAACGCGTCGGAGGACCGGTTCCGGTTCGTGCCGGCGCGCACCTACTCCTGCGGCATCGTGATCGGCTACCAGCCCGACACGGCGGTGGCCATGCTGTCCGACGTCGGGCCGGGCACACCGCAACGGTTCCTGTGGTTCGGCGCGCAGGACACCGAGATGCCCGAGGAGATGTACGAGTGGCCTGAGCCGCTCGTGCTGCCGCCGGAGGGCATGACCGAGGGCATCATCCGGTTCCCTATCGAGATCAAGCGGTGGCTGCGGGCACAGACCCGGGGCAAGCACCGCGGCGAGATCGAGGTGGACCCGATGGACTCCCACGAGCCGTTGATGCGGTGCAAGCTGGCCGCGCTGCTCTGCTGGCTGGACGGACGGTGGGAGGTGGACCGCTCGGACTGGGTGCTCGGCGGCATGATCTGGAGCGTCTCGTGCGCGATCCGCGACCGGCTGATCCGGCACCGCGACGCCGAGCAGGCGCGCCAGGTGGAGGAGAAGCGCACGGCCAGGCTTACCGAGGCCACCGAGATCGAGGTCATGCGCGCGTCGGTCACAGCCGAGGTGGAGCAAGTGGCCCGGCGGATCGCACGCACCGTGGCCGAGTCGGACGAGAAGTTCGAGCGGGTCAAGCGGTACGTGCTGAAGAAGAACTTCGGGAGGCTCAAGCCCTACTTCGATGCCGGGCTTGCCCACGCCCGGTCGATGGGTTGGATCGCTGCGGACGACGTTGACGGGCATCTCGAGCTGGGCCCGTCGAGGCCGGTTTGACATGATCAACTTCGTGGGGGACCAAGTGGGACCACGGTCCCCCACGGGGTGTCGCGCGGAACGCAAAATTGATTGCACGCGCAAATATCTTGGAAAAGCTCAAGATCTCAAAAAACACGGTGTGAGCTGGGAAAATATATAAAAAGAAGAAGAGAGTTGTTTGACTCGCGTATAGAGGTTGTTTTGCGGCGCGCTTACCCCCTGGGGGACCAAGAAATTCTGGTCCCCCAAGGGCTTGGAGGTCCCCCACACTGATACCCCGATTAGGTGGGGGCGAGAGGAGACGGCAATGGAGCGGAGCCCGGTACGGGTGGGCAACGGCGGGCACGAGTGCCGGCCGGCGGGGCGCGGGGCGGACCCGGAGGGATGGACGTGCACGGTGTGCTCGGCCGACTGGCGGGCAGTGACCGCGGTCAAGGCCGGCATCACGACGATCACGTGGGAACGCAAGATGACCGAGGGGCGGGAGACGAGATGATCCAGCAGGGATGGCCGCTGTGGGCGACGCAGGGCGAGCAGGTGTGGGCGGTGATCGGGTGGCTAGGCATGCGGCCGATCGGCATGGAGCTGGGAACGGCGCTCGCCGACCCGTACCCCCGTGAACTCGGTGACGGTCTGACCTTCACCACGATCGACCCGACGGCACCGGTCGTGGGGTTCGCGTCGTGATGCGGCGGTGGTTCGGGCCGAGCCGGGCGGAACTGCGGGCCGAGGTGGAGCTCTGGCGGCAGCGGTGCGAGCGCAAGGACCGTGCCGAGCGGGATGCGCACCGCCGGATTGCGGAGCTGCGCAGGGAGGTCGGGCCGCTGCGTGCCGAGGTGCACAACCTGAGCGAGCAGTTGCGCGTGACCCGGCAGAAACTTGCGCTGGCCGTCGAGCCCGAGCGGCGTGACGGGTGCGGCAAGGTGCGGCTGCACTACCGCGACGAGGCGCTGCTGTGGGCGGCGCAGATCGAGCAGAAGACCGGCGGGCAGGTGGGTGACCTCCACGTCTACCGGTGCAAGATCTGCCCGCGCAGTCCGGTGACGATGCAACGGTACTGGCACGCCGGACATCCCGAGACGGAGGAAGGTCAGGCCGCCAAGCAGGCCAGCATGGACCGGACCAGAGCTGAGCGGGCCTCGGCCACCAGGGCGGGGCTGACGGTTGCTCAGCGCGTGGACCCTCGGGTGATGGAGCGGCTCAAGCGGATCGGGGGCGAGCGGTGAAGGCAGGCGAGTGGTTCCGTATCGCGATGGCCGACTCGAGCCGTGCGGGCCGGTGGCACATGGCCGGCTGGATGCACACGGCGATCAATACCGGAAGCCTGCCGACTCCCGATGGCGCCCCGGGCCGCACCGGGGAATGGCTGGGGCTGGCCACCTGCCCCCGATGCCACGCCTTGGTGATCGCGGACGAGAAGCATGCGTACGGGGATCAGCAGTGGGCGCATGAGGACTGGCATCACCGGACCGACCATCCGCATCCGGAGGAGTTGTGAGCGATGAGCCGGTGATGGTGACCTGCCCGGGGTGCCACGGGCTCGGGGAGTTCGTGTGTGATCAGGGGTGTCACACGACGGAGTGCACGCTGTGCGACGGCAAGGGCGAGATCTGGGAAGGGGACGTGCCGGTATGAGCGACGAGCAGCGGGTGCGGACGATGGCCGGGTGGATCGGGGTGGAGATCTCGAAGAGCCGGGTGCGGACGCCGGGCAAGGCGGGCTACGGGCTCTACCGGGTGCGCCCGGCGCCGAGACTCGAGGGCATGGAGTCCTGGGACGATGCGCACTCGTGGACGGCGTACGCGTTCGAGCCGGAGCTGATCGCGGCAGAGGTCGAGCTGGCGATCCGGAAGGGGACGCCGGCCAAGCCGTTCGAGCTGATGCTGCCGCCGACCCGGCCCGGATCGCTCGTGACCGTGGTGCCGACGCGGTGGACGTCGGCTTACCGGGGAAGGCGGGATCTGGGCGTGAGCGAGGCGGAGAGGCTGGCGACGGCTGCCCTCGGTGCGCAGTTGGAGACGAGCACGGTCCGGAGCCGTCAGCGAGCGCAGAACGCCGAGTTCCAGCGCGGGCACAAGGCCCGGCGGGACTGGGGGCTGAAGCAGCGGCACGCCCGGAAGACGGCACACAACGCGCGACGAAACAACGATGCCGGATGACCGTGCGCCAGGATGACCCATCCGGCCGCCCCACGTGAGGCCAGGAGCCGCTAGCCAGCCCTCGTGCAGGGGTCAGGGTGGGTAGCGGATCCCGGGCCCGGAGAAAGCCTCTCAGCCGCTTGAGGTAGTGGCGCGATGGGGGTACAGTAGACCCAACCGGGAATTGAGGAGACGAGATGAGCAGCAAGCTCTACGAGTTGATCGCAACATTGGCATTGATCGCCGGACTCACCTGGACGAGGTGGCGGGCCGATCTGCCGGACGTGCTGGCCAGCCTGCTGCTGGGTCTGGCCGCGACCATCACGATCCAGTGCACGATGGCCGCCGTTCGCGCAGAGCGGCGCAAGAGGGATCAGGTCCCACTGTGACCGGCATCGTGGATCAGATCACCGTGCAGCTCAAGCGCACCTCGTGCGCGAACTGCGGCATCACGTTCGGCGTCCCGGCGGAATGGGATCGGGCGCGGCACGACGACGGCAAGACGTTCTGGTGCCCGAACGGTCACTCACTGGTCTACAGCGGCAACATGCTGGAGCAGCGGCTCAAGCAGGCCGAGCGGGCGCGCGACTGGGCCAACACGTCGGCGCAGGCCGCGCGGGATCAGGCCGAGGCGGAGCGGCGCTCGCATGCGGCGACCAAGGGCAAGCTGACCAAGCTGCGCAAGCGCGCGGCGGCCGGCACCTGCCCATGCTGCACGCGGACGTTCGCTGACCTGGCGGGCCACATGAAGGGTCAGCACCCCGAGTTCGTTGAGGAGGCCCGGTCGTGACGAACGACGGACTGCGCGCAAAGTTCCACGTCGAGCGTCTGGATCGGCGCGATAGGCCCGGTGGGGACAAGGCCGATGCCGGCTACTTCGTTCTGGACTACGTGCATGATCCATATGCACGCGCGGCGGTGGCTGCATATGCCGACGCTTGCGAGACGGATCTCCCTCAACTGGCAGCGGACCTGCGGGCAAAGATCGGAGATGCGTCGTGAGGTACCGCAAGGGCCGCGGCGACGGCAACTCGCTGATGCAGGTGGCCGCCGCCGTGGTCGGCTCGGCCGCCGCCGCGCAGCACATCCCGACCGAGCCGCAGCATGCACACACGCTTGGCTCGCCGTGTCCGGTGAGCGGGTGCCGATGGCCGATGCCCGAGCTGTGCTGCCCCGACCACGACCCGGACGGCGTTGAGGACATCCAGTGCTGCGACGACTGCCCGGTTGCCGTTGCCGAGGAGGCTGACGCCCGGGCCCGGCTGGCCACCGAGTGGGAGCGCGTGGATTCGGCCGGCGTGACCGCGCTGCGCGCTTCGGCCGCTGCGTTCGAGGTGCATCAGGCGCTGAACACGTACGAGGTGGCCGCCGACGTGCCGCAGACGTACGAGGACGTCACGCCGCACATGGCGCTGGTGATCGGCGCCAACCACCGGAAGCTGATCGCCCGATGGGACACCGACGGCCTGTGGCTCGGCGGGTGCCTAATCACCGACCGCGGGGTGGCCGAGAAGCTGGCTTCGTTCATCACCCGGGAGGACGAGGATGCCTGACGTGGACAGCCTGATCCGGGCGGCCGCGGCCGGCGAGCTGGTATGGGACAGGGAAGCGAGCGCCTACCGGATCGGCGACAAGGAGATCGGGTCTTTTATCACCGAGGCGTGGCAGGTCCCGAGCAAGATCGGATTCGCCCCCCACGTTGACGGTGACCGGATCATTCGCGTTGTCCTGACCTCGGCCGGCCGAGCTCGACTGGATGAACTGGAGGCGATCGACCGGGCGGGGGTCACCGCGGAGATGGTGAACGAGATCTACAGCCGGATCGACTTCGTGCAGCACGACGACAGCGGCATCCGCGAGGGCCTGACCGCCGTGCTGGCGATGCCCCACCCGCACGTCCCGTGCCGTGGCAGCGACGTCGAGGTGTGGCTCAAGCGCAAGCGGGACGAGCACGACGGTCCGGACTCGGGCCATATCGATGAAGCCTGGTATGCGCTGGACGATCTGCTCGACGACTACCGGCTGCACGCCGACACGGGCGTGCCGCTCGGTGACGAAGTGATGGGGCCGACCGATGACTAGCCACGAGCTGGCTCGGCTGCTGCTGGCGCGCCGGGACAACGACCTGACGTTCCTCGTGCACCTCGACGATGGCGGTACGGAGACGTATCAGCAGACGACAGTGCGACTGCTGGCCGATGACGAGACGATCGATCCGGATCTCCGGGCCGATGGTGCGCGGGAGCCGCTGTACTACGACAGCCTGTCGGACCAGCTCGTCGTCCGCCTCGGTGAGATTTACACGGGGGAGATCGACGATGCCTGAACGCGAATGGGATTCGATCGGCGAGGTGTGGGCCTACAACCGCCTCCCTCTGGACCTGACCCCCGGAGGCCTGCCCGACCGCCCCGCATGCTGGCGGGTAGACACGGGCATCGGCGCCAGTCGCGCCCCCACGGGCGGCCTTCATCGATCGTGGCAGTGTACTCGGCCGGTCAGGCACACCGGCCGGCACGCGGCGGGCGACGGCGTGCGGATTAGGGCGGTGTGGCGATGACCGATGAGCCATGGACCTACAACCCCGACGCCGGCCGGTGGGACCTGGACCGGCCGCCGACCCGGGCCGAGGCGATCCGCAAGGCCGTGGAGTGCGCGTCGGCGTCGGCCGACAACACGATCTCGCCGGACGCCGGCATCGCCCGGGCGCACTCGGCGCAGGCGTGGGCCGCGGTCGCCGCGGTACTGCCGGTTGAGGTGCCGCGCGCCCGGGCGGCCACCGTGATGATCGGCGCGTGCGGGCACGCCCGGACGGCGATGCGGATCATGCCTGACGGCAACTGGATTCACGTGCAGCACCTGACCCGGTGTGACACCCCGCCCGAGTCGGCCCAGGAGGTCACGTCGTGAAGACCCATCGGGGCAAGGGCCGACAGAACCCCGTCGCGGTGGCCACCCCGACGCGGGGCCCGATTTCGCGGCCGTGCCCGGAGTGCGGGGCGAAGAAGTGGGAGAAGTGCGTCGTGCTGAAGTCGTGGGTCGAGCCGGAGAACGGGCGCGACGGATTCTTCGCCAAGACGCTCAAGGGCTTCCACGCGCCGAGGAGGTCGCCCGCACTGACGCAGCACCGGGCCGACGCCGGGGACCGGACCGCGATGCGTTCCGAGCTGCGCTCGCTGGCGATGCGCAAGTTACCGGCCGGCCAGCGTGTCAACCTGTGGCGTTGGCTGGCGTCGCCGCATCGCACCGACAAGGAGATCGCCTACAAGCTGGCCGAGCTGCGCGGGATGGAGGATCTGCCGTGGTGAGCATCCTCGGCACTGTCGACATGGTGCTGGACAATCACCGGGTGCATCGCGACGGTTCGTTCTGGCGCTGCGAGTTCTGCAACGGGACGTGGCCGTTCCCGTCGCCGATCCCGCAAGCCGAGCATCGGTGCGTGCCCCGCAAGTGGGGCGCAGACCCGGGCTCCGCAAACCCGCCCGCAGACCCGCAGGCCTGCCGGACTTGCGGTGCGACCGGTGACGAACAGTGCCGGGACCTGCGCTCGGTCAACCGCAGGATGCCCCTTCCGCATCCCGGACGACCGCAATGATCGGCCGCAAGTCGTTCGCCGTGATCGTCGTACTTGCGGTCACCGTCGGGTCTGCGGCCGGCGTCGGCATCGGCGTGATCCTGGCCGTCGCCAGCGACCGCGCCCGCAACCTCTGGGAGTCGATCGACTGGAACGGGGCTGACGACTGATGGGCACCTTGATCCAGTGGGGTATCCCGGGGATCTATATCGCCGTCTGGCTGGTCTACGGCAGGTGGCTGTCGGTTCAGTTCCTGGACGCCAGCGTTCGGAGCAATATGAGGCGATATCCGCGCCTGTACCCCCCGAACGCGCACGGGGCAGCCAAGATAGCGGATGAGAACCGCGGTGTGTGCATGGCCAGCGGTATGGCACTGGGTCTCTGCTGGCCAGTGGTCGGCCTGGTCTACGGCGTCTACCGTCTGGCCACGTCTCGCGGCTTGTTCCGGACCCCGATCGAGCGTGAGTTCGCCGACCGCGACGAGCTGGCCCGGTTGCGCGACCTGGCCCGCCAGCACAACCTGCCGATGCCCGAGGTGAAGCCGTGACGAGCTACCGCATCCTCGTGACCGGCGCGCGGTCGTGCACGCAGCAGCAGGCGTTGTATGTCGAGAACGTGATCTATGCAGCGGCCTATGCGCCGATGTCCCGCGGCGATGCGGTCATCGTCGTGCAGGGCGAGTGCCCGTACGGCGGCGTGGACAAGGTGGCCGAGAATCTGGCCACATCGACCAAGGGCCTGATCAACGAGGGGCACCCGGCGGACTGGAAGCGTCTTGGCCGAAAGGCGGGCATGATGCGTAACGGGGAGATGGTCGCCGCGGGCGCGGAGATCTGCCTGGCGTTCCCGAACGCGCAGTCGACCGGCACGTGGGACTGCATCCGCAAGGCCGCCGCCGCAGGCATCCACGTCCGCATCTACCCGCTGGTCGAGTCGTGAGCCCGGCCGCGGTCACCGGCCTGCGATGGGCGATCGTGGTCGGCTACACGGTCCTGGCCTGGGGGCTCGAGCACGACGGTGTGACGCTCGGCGAGCTGACCGCGCTCGCGGTGGTCGGCGCCGTGCTGATCGTGGTCATCCTGTCTGCCGACTGGATCGCCAACGTGGGTCACGCGCAGGGCGGTACGTTGCCCGAGGATCGTGCCCGATGATGGGCCGCATCCTGTACGGACTGGCCCTGTGTGCGGTGCTGATCGGCCTCGGCATCATGTTCGGCCTGTGGGCCTGGATCGGGATCGAGGTGTGGCTCGCATGGCGGTGATGAGGGAAGACCACCTACTCAAGGTGGTACTCGACATGGCCCGGCTGCTCGGCTTGTCGACGGCGCACTTCCGCCCGGCGCTGTCGCAGTCCGGTCGCTGGCACACGGCGGTGGCCGGCGACGGCAAGGGCTTCCCGGATCTGGTGATCGTCGGCCCGGGCGGCATCCTGTACCGCGAACTGAAGACCGACGTCGGCCGGATGGAACCCGAGCAGGTGGTTTGGCTCCGCACGCTGGGCCGGGTGGCTGACGCCGGTATCTGGCGCCCGGCCGACCTGCACGACGGCACGATCGAGCGCGAGCTCAAGGCGATCCGTAAGGCGAGTAAGGAGACGAGCAATGCCTGAATCCCGCAAGGTCAGCGTGCCGGAGGGCCGCACCGAGCGCACGGAGACGATCGTGCGCACCCTCCATGAGGACGGGACGATAACCGACAGCGAGCCGGGCCGCGCACCGCAGAAGGATCCCCTGCGAAGCATGGCACTCAGCCTGATCCGGTCGGGCCTGGCTAGGACGGCGAGCAAGGTGGTCATTCTGGAGCGCACGGTGGTCACCGAGGCGACGCCGTGGCGCGAGGTCGAGCAGGTCACGCCGAAGGAGGCTGAGCAGTGAGCACTGTTCGCATCAGCGCGACCTATCCGGCCACCGACGGCAGCATGCCCGAGAGCGTCGAGGTGGAGTGGGCGCTGGAGCCGGGTGACGCGCTGGCCAAGGAGGCCATCGATCTCGTACTCGATCGGCTGCTGGCGGCGCCGTCCCGTCGAGGCGTGTCGCGGACCGATGCCGAGAAGACGATTTTCGGCGGATCCAGTGTCGGTACGTACACCGCAGGCAAGACGATCCACGCCGGCTCGATGGTCGCGTTCGGGCCGGACGGATTCACGCTCTACCCGGCCGGATGCGACGATCTCGGTCCTGCCCCCGTTCCCACGTCGGGGGTTGCCGGCGAACGGCTGGAAGCGGGAGATTCGCTGGCGAAGTGGCAGTCCGTATCCGGCCTGCCGGTGTGGGTGAAGAGCAAGGAGACGGCATGAAGGCGCTGATCATCGGTGGCGACCGTCACGGCGAGATGGTGGATCTGCTGGACGGCACTAAGGTCTGGCTGGACATCGAGCGAGCGACGCAGCACCGGATCCGGACGGTCACCAACCACATCACCGAGGCGGTCAGCGGCAAGGTGATCCAGTCGTTCGCCCTGCACGTGGCTGTGCATCAGGATCTTCTGGGGCCGTACGAGATGCAGCAGGTGCAGGTGGCGCTGAACATCCTGTCGATGAACGCGTTCTTCCGCGAGCACGGCGCCGAGCAGGCGATCCCCGAGGAGCCGGCCGGCTCCAGCCTGATCGCGCCGGGCCCGTGAGCGATACGCGCTACGGCAAACTCAGCTCGTTCGCCTCCTGCCCGGCTGCCACCGGCGAGGGCCGACCACCATGCTCGCACTTCCCGGACGGCGCGCACCGGTGCGGCAAGGAGCGGCGGCACACGGTCGACAAGGTGGGTCACCTGTGCACCTGCGGATACGGCTGGATATCGGCAACGATCAATGACGGGCACATTCCGATCAACGGCACCGGTCGATAGGATTCGGGTAGGCGCAACACCCCGATCAGAGGAGACGACATGCCTAACATGGAGCCGCACGAGCTGCCCATCCAGCCCGGCGGAATCGGTGGCGGTTCGTGCGCGAACGTCGCGTGCGTGGACATCAAGGCCGACGGCGACGAGTTCCTGTTCACCAGCACGCTCGGCGCCGACAAGGGCAGCGTGCGCTACAACCGCGACGAGCTCACCCAGTTCTTCGGCGACGTCAAGGCCGGAAGCTGGGATCACCTGCTCGGCTGAGCTACCACGCCGCGCGGCGGCAACGGTAACGGCCCCCGGTCCATCACGACCGGGGGCTTTCTCGTGCTTGCGTTCCCTGGTTAGTGGGGGTACAGTAGAGACATGACCGGGGCCCGGAAGGGCTGGGCCCCACGTCCCTTGGAGGGGACATGGCCCGCACCGCCACTCGCAAGGCTGTTCCGGTCACCGTCGTCTATCGGGCTGCGGACGACGTGATCACCCCCGTCGACTACTCGGACATGACCACCGAGCAGATGCGGGGGATCGCCGCGGAGTTCCACGTCACGGCGGTTATCTGCCGGACCTGTGGCGACGAGGCCCCCTACTGCCCCGATGTTTCCCGCTTCTTCGCCTAGCGGGAGTGAGCGCCCGGGCCGGTTGATCCCCGGACCCGGGCGGCAAGGCTCGCCGGTCGGCCCGCCGCAGGGTCGACGCCAGGTCGCGGCGAGCGGCCCGAACGCACCGCAAGTCCATGCGGGAGCCGGGTAGAACCGCCCACCCTTAGCGGGGTGGGCGGTTCTTTTTCGTGCCACGATCAGGGCATGAGGAGACGAGCAATCATCCTGCTGACCGACGAAGACCTGCGTCACCTGCTGGCGCTGAAGCATCGAGGGTGACGAGGCGACCGACCTGGAAGAGGTTCATCCGGGAACGGAGCCTCCGCGCGTCGATCGGCCGTACTCGATGGCCAAACTGCGGGACCGACTCCTGCACATCGTCGCCACGATGCACACCTACGAGACGAGCGGCCGTGACGCCTACTTGCGAGCCGTAGGTGAGTTGGTCGAGAAGGAGATCTTCCCCCACCTGGACATCGTCCCTGATCCTCCCGACGTGCCATGATCCGAGCATGGCGCGCGTGGAGACGGACCGGATGGAACGGCTGAACGAGCTGATCAGCGAGGCTGAGGCGGTGCTCGATCGGCTGGAGCCGCTGCTGTCCGAGCCGGAGAACTCGGGCCCGGACACAGGCACCATCGGCCGGCACGCGCCGGAGTCGAGCGAGCCGTGGGCCCCTGCCGCGGCGTCGGCCTACTGGGACATCTATTTCGGCGCGGCCAATCTGGCCCGCGGCATGCGCTCGGCGGCCGGGCTGCACCTGCCCCTGTTCAAGGACGTCTACGGCGCCGAGGCGCTGGCCATCGTGCGCAACATGGCGCCGAGCGTCTCGGACACCCCGCTGCGGTGGGCGACCAGCGAGCTCGAGCGCTGGATTGCGGCCGCGCAGTCGGTGCCGGCGATCGACGAGGACGAGCCGTGGGTGGACCTCCCGCGCATCGCCGACCGGCGGCTCGCGTGTCCCTACTGCGGTACCTACGGCCTGCGTATGCTCAAGCGCAAGGGCGAGGTGAGGTGCTTCTTCCCCGGTTGCAAAGATGCGGACGGCAATCCCACGCGGGCGCGCATGGAACCGGGCCGCATGACCGGCGAGGAGCGTCTCATCTTCGGAGACGGCACGACGATGGGCGGCGGCGCATGACGGTGGACGTGTATCCGGTCGGCGTGCTCAAGCAGTTGATCCACACCTGGCACATCCTGACCGCGCGGAAGTTCCCGGCGTCCGTCGGCGCACCCTCGCCCCTGTGGCGTCTGAAGCGGGCACGCACGTCACTGAGCTACATCCCGAAGACGATCGGCCGGCACGTCCGCGATCGTGACTGGCGGGCCCTGAAGAACACCTTCAACGGCTACCTCGCCGAGCCGACGGAGTTCCCCGCCGGTGAGTACCGCCGACGCTGTGGCACCGGATGGACGAAGCGGCGTGCGCTGCGCTCGCTCCAGCGGCGAATGTGGATGCCCGGGGTGCACGGGGATCAACTGAACCGAGAGATCGAGACGATGATGGGCGGCGGCGCGTGAAGCTCGACGAGGAACAACCGGACCCGGTGGCTAGCGACCGGCAGAGCGTTCAGGACATGGTGATGTCCGATCTGGCCGTCCGCAAAAAGATCGGCATCGCCCGATACGGCACCCCGCTCCAGCCGCACAACGGCCGGGACGCTCTGCGTGATGCGTACGAGGAGGCGCTGGATCTGGCGTGCTATCTGCGCCAAGCCATCGCCGAGCGGGACGGCGCGTGATGGACTGGGATCCGAACCTCCAGCGGATTGCCGAGCTGATTGTGGGCAAGCGGGCTGATGATCCGCTGATGCGACTGTTCGCCTCCGAGTCCGAGGCGATCACCTGGGTATCCGTGGACACACGTGAGCGCCAACTCTGGCGCGTGCATGTCGTGGCTCGTGAAGAACTGGAGTACGTGCCGCCTGCCGAGGGCACGCTAGTGCCGAAGGAGGGGACGACGCAGTGAGCAACGAACGCATGTCGTGGGGCTACGGCAGTGAGCGGATGTGGTCGGCCGAGCCGATCTCGCCGCACGGCAGCATGTTCCGCGGCCGGGCCGGCGTGGTGGTTGAGTTCGCGCCCAACCAGTTCATGAGCTGGCAGATGACCGGATCGTTCGGCACGGTCGAGATGGAGCGCGACGAGACTGACCTGTTCGCCTCGGACCGAGTAGTGCGCACCCTAGGCCTGACCGTCGTGCGCTTCAGCATGGAGGGCATGCTGGTCGCGAACGAGCGTCACGCCCCGCGGCCGGACTGGGCCACCGAGCCGGCCGGCGAGATCGAGGGCCGCCGCGCGATCGGGGGTCGGTCGTGACGCAGGAATGCGGAGCGAGGCTCCCGTCTCTGTTCGGCAAGGACAAGGGATGGGAGTGTGACGGGACCGGACTGGTCATTGCGCTGATCAGCGGCGAGCCGGTCACGGCATGCGGCGTGCCGATGGTGATCCGGGCCGACCTTTTCGACCGGCTGGCGGGGGAGGGCATCGTGAACGGCCATGCGCCGTTTTTCGGCGGCGACCACGTACACGCGATGCTGCAACCCGCAGGCCGAAGGAAGAATGCAGCCGTGAGCGACTTCCGGATGCTGCCCAACGGCAACATCGAGATGACAGCGGTTCTGATGCCCGAGGCGTACGCCGCGCTGCGCAGCCTGGAAGACACCGAGAAGTTGCGGCCGGTGGACGCGGTCAACCTTGCCCTGATGGTGCTTGGCGGGGTGGCCAAGAAGCAGCGGGAGGCCGGCGTGCCCTTGCGCGATGCCGTCGAGCTGGACGATGCAGAGGGGAAAGCCGATGTGGGACAACCGGGCACGGCGGTCTGACAAGCTGCGGGCGCGCGGCGACGACGGGGACACGGTCCTGCTCATCTCCGATCTGGGCCGCGGCACGTGGGACGAGGCGCCGATCAGGCTGAAGGGATGCTTCGCCCCGGAGCGTGGCAAGGCCGGATACGCCGAGTCCGCCAAGTTCCTCGACTTGGCGATGAGCGAGGTCGAGGAGCGCGCCCGGGCCCACAAGATTCGCTGGCCGTTCGTCGTGGTCACCGAGAAGAACACCAACCCGGAGCCGGATGAACGGCGGTCGCTGGTCCGCTACATCGGCACCATCTACGCCGCCGACACGGGCGAGTGCATCAACGAGGACGTGATCGCGTTCCTCGCTTCGCACCCCGAGTGGTCGCGCGGTACTGGCGGCGGAGACGAGTGATCCATGGCTGAAGTGCACGTCGACGCGCCGGGTGAGGTGAAGTGGTTCAAGAGCACCGGACCGCTCCCGGTGCTCGGACCGTGCCCGCACGCCGAGTGCCGGCATCTCGGATGGTCGGTGATCGCGTGGGGCCCGTCGGAGGAGCGCTACGAGCTGGTGGCGTGCGGCGACCGCGACCCGACCATGGAGGCGGCCGACGACTGCGCGAGTCACTGCCGCGCCTGGGTCGATGGTGCATGGCAGGTGGTCACGCCGTGGCTCGAGGTGGATCGGCGCCGCAACCCGCACTGCACGAACTGCGGCGACCTGCGCGGCGGGCCGATGGGCCACGAAGCGAGTGAATGCCGCCACCGGACATGAGGTCGGCGGGTACCGTCCGACGTAGGTGGGGAGGTGCTCGTGTGGATCATTCGTCGGACCGCGATCGCGCTGCTGCTCGGCGTCGCTGGAATCAGCCTGATCGCCATGGTGGCCGGCGTGGCAATGCTGATCGTCTACCTCATCTCGCTGGTCGGGCCGTGATGCTCGGCCGGGAGTGTCTCGTGCACCGCGAGCACGACGAGCCGGTGCCGATCGAAGAGCACCACGTCCGGCCGCGCCCGCGCGGCGGTGGGGACGCGCAGACGCTGGGCATGTGCGCGAACGCTCACGGGCGGGTGCATGTGCTGCTGGACGCGATCGAGGACTACGCGGCGGCCGGCCCGTTCGCTGTCGTCGATGAGATCCTGCGGACCTTGCCCCGCGATGTGTGGAGCGGCTTCGACGTGCTGGAGCGGTCGGTGGCCTACCGCGGCTGGCAGTCCTACGGCCTCGGCTTCCTCAACGGCCGATACGCCACGGCCTACCGCCTGTGGCGCACCGACGGCACGCCGAAGACCGACGAGGCGCCCATGTTCCAAGACCTCTACCATGCGGCACGCTGGAGCAAGAAGTGGCGCCGGGAACTGGGGGCGACGTGAACGAGATCCTGAACCGGATGGCGAACGCGGTGCGGGTGGCGGGCGGTCGCCCGGCGCGCAACATGAGCGACCGCGAGTTTGATCGTCGAGTGCACCGGGCTGAGGCTGCACGCCGCCGGGCCGCCGACGAACTGACCGAGCTGGCGCGACTGGCCCGCGAGTACGACCTACCTATGCCGATCGAGCCGACCCGAGTGGTGGCCGGCTTCATCGTGCACGGGAGGTCGCAGGGGTGAGCGCTTGGTGGCACGACCTGTGGAATGATCCGATGCGAGACAACCCGTGGGCGCTCGGGATGCTCGTTCTGATACTGGCCGTGATGTTCGGCCTGTTCGAACTGATCTACAGGATGCAGAGGATGTTCCGGAGACGAAAGCAGGAGACGACCATGACCGATCCGAATCCGAGCCGGCCGGATGACATGCCGGCCGGCGGCGACAACTGGGTGATGAGCGCGGACGACCGGCAGGCCGCCGACCGGGCTGCGGCGGAACGCGTGATCGCGGACTCGCGAGCCCATGGCGAGATCCCCGAGCGATGGGCCACGCCGGGCGACAAGCTGCCCGAGGTGCCCGAGAGCTCTTACCCGCCTGGCGCGACCGAACTGAGCGACGTGGTCAGCGTCCAGCGCGACGGCGAGAAGGTCACCGTGGAGACGCAGGCCGGCGAGGACGACGGCGAACCGGACCGGTACGCCGACGCCCACGAGCCGGGTGAGGAGAGCCGTCGGCTTCAGTCCCTCATGCAGACCGATCCCCGCCTGATCGCCGACCCGCTGAACGCGCCGATCAGCCCCGCCGATCCGTCGCCGATCCCGGCCGGCCCATTCCACCGGGGGGACATCCCGATCGATGACGACGACTATCCTCGCCTGACCGACGATCACGGCCGCGCCCTTCGGGACATCGCTGCCGGCGAGCGCGGGGAATTCGTGCTGGCTGGCCCGCAGCCAGGCCGCAACATCCTGGCCGGCGAGCCGGTGATGGCGGCGGCCAAGGTGCCCGCACCGTTGGTCCGAGTCGAGCGGGAACCATGCCCGCACTGCGAGGGGATGGGCTACATGCCGAGCATCAGCGACCACCTGCGCGCGTCGATCGCGCTGGTCGGCGACTCCGGTGACCCGATCGTCCAGGCGTTCTACGCCGAGCTGCTGAGTCTGGCGCCCGCCCTGGCCGGACTGTTCCCCTCCGACCTGCTCACGGCGGACAAGATCAGGGGTCAGCGGGACAAGTTGCTCAAGGCGCTGATCGCGCTGTCGGAGCTCTACGATCCTGCCGACGAGGACAAGATGGGCCGACTGGACACCGCGCTCAAGGCGTTCGGCCGCTCGCACGCTGCGTTCATCCGCCCCGACGGCAGCGTCCAGGGCGCGACGTGGGAGGAGTACGCCACGGTCAAGACGATCCTCTTCCGCACGCTGGTGGCCGCCGCGGGTTCCGCGTGGAAGCCCGAGTACACGGCGAGCTGGAGCCAGGCCTACGACTACGCCGCCGCGGTCATGGTCGCCGAGCAGTACCGTTCCGCCTCGGCCACTTTCCCCCGCTTCCCGAGGTCGTGACCATGGCGAACAGCAAAGACGTGCCCGCGATCGAGGTAGAGGTGCCGCCGGACTTCGCCGCGCAGTTCCTCACTGAGCACATGGGCACCGCCCCCGGAAAGCGACCGCTCCTCCCGCTCCGCCTCGGTGATACGGATCTGGGCATGTGGGAGGTGGTCAAGGTCGCCAGCGTTCGCCGACCGGCCGGCTACGACAAGGCCGTGGCCACCCTCCGGGCGATGTGGGGGTGATCATGCCGCGACCAACAGATGACGAAGTCCGTGCGGCCCTGGACGAGGCGTCGCTGCCCGCAGGCAACGGTACGGTGATCCTGACCCGGACGAACGGGGTGATGGAGTACGACAGGGCGCTGAGGCTGGCCCGGGCGTGCCTGATCCTCGGTCAGCCCGTGAGCGACACGATGAGCGTCGAGGTGTTCGAAGCTATCGCCGAGCGCATCGCCGCGATCGAGGCGAGACTGCCGTGACCACGGTCGAGGGGGTCCAGGTCATCGTCGACAACGGTGAGCCGGCAACGGGCAGGCTGTCGATCGACGTGGAGACCGACAACGCGACCAAGCCGGATCCGCAGTGGAGCACGGTGGACGCGGTCGGCCACTTCCACGCGTGGGCCCGCGGCGGCACCTATCCGACGCTGGTCACCGTGACCCGTCACGTGCCCTGCGACGGCACGTGCGGTGGCGTTTGCGGTGGCGAGGGGTACGACGAGATCGACTATCACTGCCGCATCTGCAACGAGAAGATCGACCCCGGGCGCGTGGACGACAGCGGCGTGCACCACTTCACGGTCAGCCGGACGTGGACGGTCGAGGTCGAGGGACTGGTGGGTCAGGCCACGCAGGGCCGGATCAAGATCGGCCCGAACCAGGAGCGGGTCACCGTCCGGATCGTCGAGGGGGGCCGGACCTGGTTCGGCGTCGCCGAGGTGGGCGAGGTTGAGGCCCGCTTCGGCCCGGACGGCATGTCCGGCGCGACCACCGCGCTGCACGGCATCGGCGAACTGGGTGAGGGGGCTACCCCTGCGACGGCCTCAGGGAAGAATGCCCGTCATCCCGAGAACGGCGACGGCAACGAATCCCGCAAGGAGTAGGAAGGAGATCAGGAGCGTGCGGAGAAAGTGCTGGTCACTCCATTGCTTGGCCCACCACGACGCCACGAATCCGCCCCCCTTCTCGTACGCGATTCATCATCCCTCATGCGTGGACTGACCATCACCGAGGCGGCCGAGGCGATGCGGCCGCCCATTCCTCGCAGGGAGCTGGCTCGCCGGCTCAAGAACGTGGCGGCGGTCGGGGCGCAGTACGGGCGCCGTGGCCGCCGCGCCGCGCTCTACCCGGTCGAGGCCGTCATGCTCGCGCATGCCGAGTGGGTACGAGAGCAGGAGGCAGGATGAGTACGGAGATGCCCGACGTCCGGCAGCAGACGCGCAGCATGTTGATGTCGCTGACCGAGCAGGTGGAGCCGTTCCATGAGTGGCTGGCCGGTCAGCGCGCCTATTTCCTCAGCCAGGGCTACACCGACGCCGAGGCTCGGGCGATGGCAGCGGCCGAGTTCGTGATCATCTTCGGCGCGAACATCACGCGTGACTCCAGCGAGTGAGTTGCCGCTCCGGTTCGGTCGGTGAACAGGAGGCTGTTGGCGGATGATCGCAGCGTGTGCCAGAATTCCGCGCTAGAGAGGTGTGCCCGATGATAGGTGGACCGGACCAGAAGGCCGAGAGCTACCGCATGCGGCTCGAGGCTCTGAAGCTTCGCCGCCTGGGCAAGACCTGGGACGAAGTCGCCGAGGGCGCGGGCTACGCCAACCGGTCGAACGCCTACAACGCGGTGAAGGCGTTGATGAAGGAACGCCAGACGCTCGCCTACCGCGAGACCGACCTCTACGTACAGGAAAGCCTCGACCGGCTCGAAGCCCTGCTCACCGCCGCGATGCCCCGGGCGATGGACGGCGACGAGAAAATGATGCGTGAGGCGCGTCTGATCATCCGGCAGATCAGTGAGCTCCGCGGCGAGAACGCTCCCGTCAAGGTGGAGATCGGAGAGTCGGATGTCGATCGACTTCTCCGCGATGCTATCGACGAGTTCCGACGCCGAACTGGCATCCCTGATAGCCAAGCTGGAGCAGTACAAGCAGGTCCGCGTCCAGACGGCGGCGCTGAGTCGGTCTGAGTTCCGCGAGCGCTACCCGACCCCGGGCGCGCTTGCCAAGGCCTACGAGCCGCGCACCCGCCAGACTCCCGCGCTGGACGCCATCGACGAGGCCTTGGTGGATCTCGCCAGCGCTCCGGGCGCCACCGGCCGACAGATGATTTTCGTCCCGCCGCAGGAGGGCAAGAGCACCCGCACCTCGTGCTGGTTCCCGCTGTGGATGCTCGCGCAGGACCCGACGTTGCGGATCGCCATCGTCTCGTACTCGGCGGAGAAGGCCGAGCGGTGGGGGAAGTGGATCCACCGGATGATCGAGCAGCACCCGGAGTTCGGCATCCAGCTCCAGTACGGCTCGAAGTCGATGAGCAACTTCGAGACCACGGCCGGCGGCCGGGTGCTGAGTGTGGGCGTGCAGGGGGGCATCACCGGCGAGCCCGTTGATCTGCTCGTGATCGACGACCCGCTGCACGGCCGGGCCGAGGCCGAATCGCCGACGTACCGCAAGCGGGCGTGGGACTGGTGGGAGTCCGACTCGGCGACCCGGTTGTCCAGCCGCGCCCGCGTCGTGCTGATGTTGACCCGCTGGCACGCCGACGACCTGGCCGGCAAACTGCTCAAGGGCGAGCCCGGCGAGTGGAAGGTGCTCCGGATCCCCGCGGTCCGCGACCCCTCGATCCCGCTGGTCCGCGGTGGCGACGGCGCGTCGGCCTACAGCCCGCGGGGCGAGCTGATCAGCGTGCAGCGCCGGGCCCCGGGCTACTTCCTCGGACTCAAGGCGAAGCGGTCGCTGTACGTCTGGAACTCGATCTACATGCAGACGCCGGTGGCGGCCGAGGGCAACCTGTTCTCCCGGGCCGACTTCCGGTACTGGCAGTACCTCGATCCGGACCATTCGCACCACGACCCGACGCACGGCGCACAGATCAGCATCGACGGCGTGCGCCTGTTCCTCGGCGACATGACGCGGTTCATCACGATGGACCTAGCCGAGAGCACCAAGCGCTCCGCCGACTGGACGGTGGCCGCCGCGTGGGCGATCACCATGGACGGTCGGCTGGTCCTGCTCGACCGCAAGCGGCAGAAGGTCGGCGAAAGCGCGCACTGGGACATGGTGCAGCCGATGTGCCGCAAGTGGGCCGCGCCGGACGTCTACGTGGAGAAGGGATTCATCGGCTCCACGCTGATCCGCGACGCGACCAAGGCCGGCATCCGGATCCAGATGGTCACGCCGGACAAGGACAAGCTGACCCGGGCCATCCCCGCGGCGAACCGGCTGCGCGCGCACACGGTGTTCTGGCCCGAGTTCGCGCTATGGCTGGACGAGTGGGAAGACGAGATCGCGGGCTTCCCGACGTGGGCTAACGACGACCAGGTGGACACGCTCGCGTACGCCGCCCGCATCTCGGCCGCCCACTGGACCCCGCCGCCGCCGCCGCCCCGCCCGATGCGTGACCGCGTCGACAGCGACGCCGCGTTCGAGGCCGCTACCGGCCTGCCGAGCGGCATCAGCCTGGATACCGTGGACTGGTGATCACGCCCCCGGGCGATACCCGGGATCGTCGCGGCCGAGGCGCAGATGCTTGCGCAGGTCGCGCACGGTGTTCTCCTGAACGGCTCGCCGCAGTTCGGCCTGGTCGATCCGGACCACGGTGCCCGGACGGACCCGGCCCTCCTCGCTGCCGACGATGAACACCGTGTCGCCCATGTGGATCTCATCCTTCGGCATGTTCGGATCAAGCCGGATCGGGATCCCCCAGATCATCGCCGCGGCCCGCGAGTCAGGCATGGGCGCGGCGCTGGGGTAGGTGGTCAGCCGGTCCAGCCCGGCCTTCAGCCACTCCCACGCGGGCCCGTCGCCGACCCGCGCTTCGTCGATGACTCCCCGATTCCCGTGCAGCTCGGCGATCACCTGCTTCAGCCGATCCACGGTCAGCCCGGGCGGGATGGCCGGCTGAGGGGTGACGTTCGGCGCCGACGCTGAGCCGATGATCCGATCCATCCCGAGCGGCACGTCAATGATCCCGCCCGTCTCGTAGACCACCTCGCCGGGCGGTGGCACCTTGACCATGCCGGCCAACGGCACCCGGACGATTTTCTGCTGGTGATCGGGATGTAGCGAACCGTCCGCCCACCGTGCGCCCCTCCCTCTGATGCCGCTGTCCGGATTGACGCTGATCCACCAGTCGCCCCACAGGTACGGCACGCCGAGCCGGTCGGCGATCTCTTCGGCGCTGGCCAGGTCCGCGCCGACGCCGACTACCGAGGCGCGCTCTTTCCACAGGCTCAGCACCACGTACACGTCCATCGTCTCCATGCCCTGATCGTAGGAGGTGCCCGTGCCGATCGCCGACGCTCCGCGCACCGCCGCAGGGTCCATGGGCACGCAGTACGACGCGATGGCGATGGACCTGTTCGAAAACGTGCCGGCGCTGACCTTCCCGTTGTCGACGGCGACGTACGCCAAGATGCGCACCGACCCGCAGGTTTCCGCGGTGCTCGACTCCTATGCGCTGCCGCTCCAATCGGCCACCTACGCCATCAACCCCCGCGGGGTGCGTGACGAGGTGGCCGCTTTTTGCGCGGACGCGTGGGGGCTGCCGATCGCGGGCGACAACGACGGCCCGGGCCCGGCCCGGCGCCGCGGCGTGATGTGGGACGAGCACCTGCGGATGGCGCTGCTCATGCTGCCGTTCGGCTTCAGCCCGTTCGCCAAGCGGTACGACGTCGGCGGCGACCCGATGCGGGCGCGGCTCGCCGAGCTGTCCGAGCGGCTGCCGCAGACGATCACCGACATCGAGACCAATGACGACGGCTCGCTCAAGGGCGTCAAGCAGTCCGGCTCCCGGAAGCTGATCGCCGCCAAGGATCTGCTGTGGTACTCCCACCGGCGCGAGGGCTCGGCGTGGCAGGGCCGCTCCATGCTGCGCGCGTCCTACTCGCCATGGCTGATCAAGCACGAGATGTGGCGGGTGCTCGCCCAGTCGAACCGGCGCTTCGCCATGGGCGTGCCCAACGTCGAGACCGGACCGAACCCGGCGCCCGCCGACGTGACCACTGCGGCGCAGATCGCGGCCGGATTCCGGGCGGGCGATCAGGCGGGCCTCGGCATCCCGCAGGGCTGGAAGTTCAACCTCACCGGCCTGACCGGATCCGTGCCGAACACGATGGAGTTCATCAACTACCTGGACGCGCAGATCGCGACCTCGGTGCTCGCCGAGATCCTGAACCTCGACTCGGCCAGCACGGGCAACCGAGCACTCGGCGAAACGGTGATCGGTCTGCTCCAGATGAGTTGGTCGGCGACCGCCAAAGAGGTCACCGCGCCGATGACCAGGCTCAACATCGAGATGGTGGATTTCAACTGGGGCGAGGACGAACCCGTTCCCTCGGTGCTGTGTACGGACATCAACCGCCCGGAGATCACCAGCGAGGCCATCAGCGCGCTGGTCGCCTGCAAGGCACTGACGCCGGAGCTGACGCTGGAGAACGACCTGCGGTTGCGCTACAACCTGCCGGTCCTCACCGAGCAGCAGCGCGAGTCTGCGCAGCCCGAGCCGGTCGCACCGGTCCAGCCTGCGATTGAGGCCGGCCGGACCAATGAGCAGGTGCCGGCGTGACGTCCGTAAACCTTGCCGGCTCGTACGTGGCGCTCGGGGATGTCCGGCCGGCGCTGTGCCTGGACTGCGGCGACCTGCGTGAAGAGCAGGCGGTCATCGCCATGACCGATGCGGGCGTGATCCAACTCGGCCTGATGATCGGTGGGGCCGGATTGAACGCATGCGACTGCGGCGTGCTCTGGCTGTGCTCACTGTGTCCGGCACGCGTCCCGATGGACGGATCGTCCCCCTGGCAGCACGTCCGCGAGAACCACGCCCGGATCACGGTATGACCGACCTCGAGATCCGCACACCGGTCCCGCTGCGCACGCTGCACGGGATCGAGCTGGCGGCCGTCGGGACGTGGAAGGCCTCCACCGGCGAGACGACCTTCACGAACGAAGACTTCGCCGCGGCGGTCGCCGCGCTCGAGTGTCCCGGCGTGCGCAACCCGGTGATCAAGCTGGGGCACGCCGAGGAGGACTCCGACTCGGGCGTGCGGTGGGACGGCGAGCCGGCCGTCGGGTGGGTCGCCAACATGCGTGTCGACGGGCCGAAGATCGTGGGCGACCTGACCGGGATGCCGGCGTGGCTGGCCGACGCGGACGAGAACGGGCTCTCGGTACTCGCCGCGGCGTACCCGGACCGGTCGATCGAGATCTGGCGCCCGTTCGTCTGCCAGGTCGGGCACACTCACCCGGCGGTCATCACCGCGCTGAGCCTGCTCGGCGTCTATGCGCCGGGTGTCGGCGTGCTCAAGAGCATGCAGGACGTCTACGCCGCGTTCACGCAGTCGGCCGCCCCCGAGCCGGTCAAGGCGGGTGTGGGCAGCCGGCTGATGACGGTCAGCGTGAAACTGGCCGCCGACGAGCCGCGCGAGCCGACGGCGGAGGAGAAGCGGTCCGGGGTCGACTTCACCCGGCTGCGCGAACAGTGGGACAGCGCGCTGGACAGCCTCGTGGACGACTGGGCGGACGTTTCGCAAGCGCAGCGGGACGAACTCGCAGCGCAGGTGTCCGACGCGGTGGACAGCGCGCCGGACACGCTCGGGGACATCACGGTGGACAGCGCGGTGGCTGCCGCCCTGCTCATCTCGTCGATGCGCTCTGTCGCCGTGAAGGCCGCCAAAGAGCAGGTGGCCGCCGCGCAGCTCCAGGGCGTGACGCTGGCCCTGCCCGAGATCACCGACGACGACGTGCGCGAGACGGCCGATGCGGTCGCCGCGACCATGGCTGCCAGCACGGCGTCAGCAGCATCCCGCACCGCGGCGCAGGCGCTCGGAACCGGCGACGGCAAGCACGTCGCGGGCATCGTCGACGACTACCTGTCCAGCCTGTCCGACCGCTTCCTGCGTGACCAGCTCGGCGGCGCGCTGTCGGCCGCGCAGATGACCGGATGGCGCCGGGTGCTTGACGGCTACGAGGGCGACAACGTCACGTACTACGCCAGCGAGCTGAACGACACCCGGGCGTGCGCGCCGTGCAAGTCGATCGACGGCCGGCGCTTCGACACCCTCGACGAGGCCAACTCGGCGTACGGGGCCGGCAAGTACATCGGCTGCGCGGGCGGGGCCCGGTGCCGCGGCCAGATCATCGCAGTCTTCGGCGCCACCCGGGCGTCGGCAACCGTCCGAACGACCCTGGGAGGTCACATGGCCGTGGTCAAGGCGTCGGTGTCCGTGGAGGACATCAGTCGCCGCTACTACGAGTCCGCCGGTTATTCGATGTTCATCACCGCGATGCACGTCGATCCGCTGGAGCTGATCGCCGCCGACGACTCCACCGGCAAGTTCTTCCGGATCCCGGTGGAACTGTCCGGCGAGGAATTCGTCTTCGGCGAGCCGCAGGAGGTGGCCGTCGCCTACCAGGACGTCAAGGCGGCCGCATCCGCGATGCCGGTCCGGTTCTCCGACCGCAAGGCCGCTCTCGCCGCGGCCGGCAAAAAGGAGGACGGCTCGGACCTCGTCGCCCCCGATGTGAGCCCGGCCGGAGCCGCGATCCGCAAGGCCGCCGAGAAGGCAGCCGCGCCCGCCGCAGTCATCGAGACCGAGGTCCCCGCGGTCGAGAAGATCGGCCAGGCCGTTCCGCAGAACAACCAGACCCCCGACGCCGACCCGGCGGCCGGGCCCACCACAACCCCGAAGGAGGCCTCAGTGGATGAGGTCAAGATGCGGGAGGCGTTGGGGCTCGGTCCCGACGCGTCGAAGGACGAGGTCGCGAAGGCATTCGCCGCGCAGTTCGTCCCCCCGCAGCCCGAACCGTCTCTCGACCCGGTAGCCGCGCTCGCCGCGAAGCTGCCGGCCGGTGAGCGGCCGATCCTGGTCGACCCGGAGAACTACAAGGCGCTTCTCGGCATGGCCGTCAAGGGCGAGCAGGCGTTCGCCCGCGTCGAGGCCACCCGCCGCGATCAGGTGCTCGAGAAGGCCGCCAAGGACGGCCGGTTCCCGGTCGCTCGCCTCTCCACATACAAGGAGATGTGGGACAAGAACCCGGCCGAGACCGAGGCCTACATCAACCTGATGCCGAAGAACACGGTGCCGACGCTGGCGTCCGGTGTTCTCGGCCAGGAGATCAGCCAGAACGAGAGCGACATGGCGTACGCCGCCATGTACGGAACGGAGGGCTGATCCGTGCCTGAATACACCCCGGTCTTTGCCACCGGCGGAGCTCCGATCACCCTTCAGGCCAGCGCAACCGTCACCGGTGGCCGCCTGGTTGAGGTGACCGGCAACGGCACGGTCGGCCCGGCCGGCGCCGCGAGCACCAAGGCGATCGGCATGGCCGCCTACGACGCCGCCTCCGGCGGAAAGGTCGGCGTCTGGCCGCTGCCCGGCGTGGTGCACGAGTGCACCGCGGCCGGCGCGATCGCAGCCGGCGACGGCGTGGTGGCGGCAGCCGCAGGCGCCGTGGCCACCGTCGGCGCGGGCACTTTCCAGCAGCTCGTAGGGGTCGCCATGGCCGCTGCCGCTGACACCAATACGTGCCGGTTCATCGGCCGGTAAGGGAGTCTGACCGATGGCAATGACCTACCCGCCCACAGCGCCAGCGCTGTCCGGCGACGTCCTCACCATCTCGCGGTTCCTGAACACCCCGACCGCCGTGGCCCGTCGGCTGCGCACGATCGCGGAGAACCGCTTCATCGCCGACGCGCTGCTCACCGAGCGCGTCGAGGGCTCTTCGATCCTGTACGAGACCGACGAGTCCATCTACGCCGCCAAGGCCCCCGAGGTCGTGGCACCCGGCACGCAGTACCCGCGCACGCTCGCGCCGACCGGTACGGCGGCCACCGCCAACCCGGTGAAGTGGGGCGAGGAGATCCCGATCACCGACGAGGAGATCGGGCGCTTCCGTGGGCCCGTCGTCGAGCGCAACCTTCAGAAGATCGTGAACTACATCGTCTACACGGTCGACTCGACCGCGCTGGCGATCATCTCGGCGGCCGTCACCCAGTCGGTGACGGCGATCGCCAACTGGAACGCGGGCGGCGCCAACATGCTGCTCGACCTCCTGCGGGCCAAGGCCACCATCCGCGCGCTCAACAAGGGCTACGAGCCCAACGCGGTGGCCGTCGACGACTTCGCGTTCGCCTACATCATGGGCAACCTGAACCTGCTCGGCACGATGGCCCGCGAGTCGGGCACGACCATCTCCATGTCCGGAGACCTGCCGGTGCTGGCCGGTCTGACCATCATGCCGACGCCGAACCTGCCGACGGCGGGCACGGCGATCGTGGTCGATACCAGCGCGCTCGGCGCGATGGGCTACGAGCGCATCCCGTCGCCGGAA